TCGCAAGGCCTGCCCGCACTAAAGCTAGTGAGGCTACCGCGGTTGCCACCAAAGGCTCTGGGGTGGGAGGTAGGGGGGTGGCCCCCCTAAAGGGGGTCAACCACCCCCCTAACACCATCCCGCCTCAGCCCGACACAAAAAATGAAATGAATGAAGAGGAGCGGCTCACGTGGCTCCTCGGCGGAATTGAGATGCTCTCCGCAGCTGGCCGCAAGAAACTCCTCGCCCACTTGGCTTTGGAGGCCCAAAAGCTGACGGGGAAGGCAGACCGTGACCTCGACCTGTGGGCTACAAGCGTTTATGAGGCCTACACAAGAGCTTTCGGGGGCAGCGGTGAGGCAGGGCAAGGCCCCCTCGTCTTCAAGCGCGTACTAAGTCCCTCTAACAACTGGGCCCCTGTAGCCGACTTCATGGCCTCCAGTGGCCTTGCCGCCGCGACCGTGGTGAAGCGCCAAGCCGTGTATCGAATGCTCGCCCATCTCGTTGTGGCCAGGGCCAAGCAAGTGGCGGCACACACGCGGGCTCCCGTGTCGCCGAAGTTCGTGGCGAACGTCGCCCATGACGTGCGCGCCATCTTCGATGCCGAGTTCCCTGGATACCTCGCCGCAGGCCTCGCCCACCGCGTGGCGGCCCAGCTGGGCAAGGCTTCGCCGAACGGCACCTCTATATAAGAGGCCTGGGGCCCATTGCAGGCCCCAGGGACGTCGCTGAAAATATTTTTAATTTTTGGCGACAAACCCGTTGCATGGGTCTTTATAAAGTCTTTAGAATCGACACATGGGTTCAGCGCTTCGACGAAGCCGCCCAACTGGAGATTCAAGATGACCACCGCAACTCTCAAGCAAGTCAAGGCCGCCGATCTGAAGGTTGGCGACGTTTTCAGCTCAGGCGGCAAGATCACAAGCGTTAGCCGCTACACGGAAGAGGGCTACGGCGTCGAATACGTGCGCACTACGGATGATGGCATGCGGACCTGCATGGGCGCCCACTTCCCCGTGGAGTGCAACGTTTGGATCTGCGCCTGAGAGCCTCGACCATAGCCCTCGCGCTGAGGGCCTTGGCCGGTATTCTCCGGGCCTTCCTTTCTCAATCACCAAGGAGCTTTCTATGACCTCGACCCCCGCCGCCTTCGCCCAAGCTGCTGAAGCCACCTCCGCCCCTGCTGCCCGCAAGGAAGCCGCTGGCATCGTGAAGCGCTCTTCGGCCTTCTACGCCGACCCCCGCACCATCACGCCCAAGCTGAAGGCCGACGGCGCACGCCTGAACAAGCGCTTCGACTTCGGCGACCTCGAAGAACTCGCGGCGAGCATCAAGGCCAATGGCTTGCTCATGCCCCTGCGCGTGAAGCGCATTGCCCCCACGGTCATCGACGATGGCAAGGGCCCTGAGGGCGCCCAGGTCAAGAACTTCGAGCTGATCGATGGTGAGCGCCGCCTCACGGCCATCATGAGCATCCTCAAGAAGGATCCTTTGGCCTTCGCCGAAGGCGTGCTCGTCGTCATCGTGGACAAGGATCAGGATGACGTGACGAGCCTCATCCAGATGTACGTGGCGAACGGTGCCAAGAACTTCACGCCCATTGAAGAAGCGCATGCCTTCAAGGACATGAAGGATTCGGGCATGACGATTAAGCAGATCTGCGCGGCCACGGGCAAGGCGCACATGCACGTCACGGAGATCATGGCCCTTCTCGACGGCGATGAGAGCCTCGTGAAGGCGGCTACCGATGGCACGATCGGGAAGACGATGGCAAAGACCATTGCCCGCTTCGGCAAGGACAAGAAAGTCCAGGCTGAGCTGACGAAGGCTGCCGTGGAGGCGGGCAAGGACAAGGGCAAGCTGAACAAGGTGAAGGCTGCCATTCAAGACGCCCGCGCCAAGAAAGCCGAGAAGAAGGGCCGCGTGCTGAAGATCCGCGCTCTCAGCGATGCCGAGCTGAGCGAGATGGGCAAGAAGCTCGCCGAAGGCATGGCCGAGAAGCTCAAGGACGCGGGCAAGCCGCTCGAGTTCGATATGGCGGCCTGGATCGCCAAGGACGAGGCCCTTGCCCTCGCCGCGAGCTTCGGCGCCCTGCAGGCCCTGAAGGCTGCGGCGGGCATGAAGGCCATCAGCCTGGACTTCTGACATGGGCGCTCAGAAAAAGCCTGGGCCCTTTGATGGGCACAAGGCTGCGATACGGGAGCGTGGGATGAAGGTCACGCCCTATCGGCTGGGGATGCGGGTCGGCGAGGCGAACGACGACCTGCCTCTTCCCTACACCACCCCGCGCAGCGTGGCTGCCTACAGGGAGGGGGTCAGATACGGTGAGATGCGCAGGAAAGTTGCTGAAGGCGCTGCGCGCTTGCTCAAGGCTCAGGAGGCCGCCAATGGAGCCTAATGTCGCTGAGGTGCTGCGCGCCGACTTCGAGCGCCTGGCTAACAAGAATGCCGCTTGCGGGCTGAAGCGCTCGCGTAAGGGAACCTACGTTAACCCACAGATTGCCAGGGACTGGAAGTGGTTCCAGCTCGGCGCCATTGCACAATCCTTGAAAGAAACATCATGAACTTCCATTACTTCCACACGGCGCGCGGCGCCATTGCCATCCGTAGCCACGCCCCCAGCCAAGAGCACCCAGGCCTCATTCGGGCCTGCCTGTGGCGCCTGCTGATCCTGGGCCTTGGCGCCCTGCTCGTTTCTTTGGTGCCGCCTGCCAAGGCGCAGCCCATCACCTATGACAAGGATCTGGCCGGGGATCGCCTTCTGCTGGTGCAGCACATCCAGCGCACGAGTAAGTGCATGCATACGGCAGCCGTGGCAGGCCTGCGGGAGGGCATGAAGCGCCGCGAGCATCTGGAGAGCTTCACCGCCTCTGTGTGCGGCCTTCCCATCCGCAACTTCCTCATTAGCCGCGTGGGCATGGATGTCAAGGATGCTGAGCGCAGCGTCAACGCAATGGCAGCCGATGCCGTGAAGGACGTACTGAGCTGGGGACGCTAGACATGCCACGGCCACCTGGGCCCGCTTCGGCGGGTTTTTTCATGTCCGCAAATTCTTTTTAATTTTTGGCGACAAACCCGTTGCATGGGTCTTTATAAAGTCTTTAGAATCGACACATGGACGCAGCCCGCACAACTCCCCAGCTCATCGAAGACATCAGGGCCTTCGAGGAAGAGGGCCTGCGCATGGCGCCCATCTTGCGCTCTGTGGCTGGGCTCACCTGGGGCACAGCGACGGCACGTGCTGACTTCATCGCCGCTGCCGTGGCATGCGGTTACAAGGAGGCCACAGCCGGCGTTTGCTGGGCGGCAGGCCGAAAGTTCATGCAAGCCCTAGAGAAAGAATGACCCAACTCTCTTAGCGCTGCGCGCAGCGCTAGTGGAGCAACGTCGCTCATGCCCTTCAACACCTAAGGAGCTTAAAGAATGGCACACGAACTTACCTTGAGAGCAAATGGCCGCGCCGAAATGGCGTTCGTCGGTGAAACTCCGTGGCACAAGCTGGGACAGCGCGTCACCAAGGGCGCAAGCCTCGGTATCTGGGCCAAGGAGGCGGGCATGGATTGGAGCGCTGTCCAGGGCACCCCAAGCATGGTCCACCCAGGCATCGGCGCTGGGGCCACCGTTTTCGAGGACTACAAGGGCCTCATCCGCAGCGACACGCAGGAGCCCCTCGCTATCGTGGGCGCTAACTACCAGATCGTGCAGCCCGCCGACGTCCTCGAGTTCTTCCGCGACATGACGGAGAGCGGTGGCTGGCACATCCACACGGCGGGCACGCTCCGCGGTGGCCGCAAGCTCTGGGCCATGGCAAGCAATGGCGAAGGTCAGATCGTGGGCAGCAAGAAGGGCGGCGACGAGGTGATGCAGAACCTCCTGCTTGCTACGAGCATGGACGGCTCCATGAAGACGACGGCCATGCTGACCGCAGTTCGCGTCGTCTGTGCCAACACCCTGGCCATCGCGCTCAACGATGCTAACGCCAAGAGCGTGCGCATCAGCCACCGCCAGGTTTTCGACGCCGATGCCGTGCGCCGCACGTTGGGCGTGAGCGTGGACAGCTTCAAGCTCTTCATGGCGAAGGCTAACGAGATGGCTGAGACTCCCATCAAGCTCGACGAAGCCCGGGATGTCCTGGCGCGCATCCTCGATCCTCAGCGCGAAGCCAAGAAGGCCGAGATCAGCAGCCTCGCCTGGATGGGCAGCCTGGCTAATCTGAGCAAGGAAATGGAAGCCGACGACTCGCGCGTGGTGACCGGCGTGTTGGATCTCTTCCAGGGCGCGGGCATGGGCTCCGAGATGCGCACGGCCAAGGGCACGCGCTGGGGCCTCCTCAATGCCGTGACGCAGTACGTCGACCACGCCATGGGCCGCACGGACGACACACGCCTGGATAGCGCCTTCTTCGGGCGTGGCGCCAACTTCAAACAGCAGGCCATGAAGCTGCTGAGCGCCGCCGAGGTCTGATCGGTATATATCCGTGGGGCCTCCATCCGGGGCCCCCCTATCTCAAGGAGAACTAAGTTGCTGAAGATCACGATCGCCGGGCCGCCCAGCTCAGGCAAGAGCTGGGCGGCATCGCTTGCCAAAGCCGTCATGACCGAGATCATGGGGGCCACCGTCACCATGAGCGGTGAGGGCATGACCGAACACGCCATAGCTCAGCGCACCTTCCAGCTCATGGCAGGAGCCATCCGTCAACCCTTGCGTGGCCAGGAAGTCCACATCGAGCAGATCCGCACGCGGAGAACAGACGGCGAGCGCGCCGAAGCCATCAAGGCGACCGGACCCAGTCTGGAAATGCAGCTCCTCTCCATGGCTGACAAGCTGGTGGAGTTGGAGCACTATCTCCCGGAAGGCCCTCGGCGTGATGCCTTCGCGGGCGCTTACAAGTCCATCAGTGAAGCAATAGACCACATCCAGAAAGCAAAGACGCTATGAACAAAGACCCAAGCCTCCACTTCGCTCACCAGAGCACGAAGACCTACGGGCATAACGTGGGCCTTTCGGCCACGTTCCGCCAGTGGCGAGCCACAAGCCATTGCAACAAGCTGCATGGCTACGCGCTGGCTGTGAAGCTCGTCTTCAAGTCTACGACCCTCGACAGCCGCAACTGGGTGGTCGACTTCGGGGCCCTGAAGCCGATCAAGCAGCGGCTCGAAGACATGTTCGACCACAAGACGCTGGTGGCTCGCGATGATCCCGAGCTGGCCGCGTTCGAGGCGCTCAATGACAAGGGCCTCATCGATCTGCGCATTCTTCCCAAGACGGGGTGCGAAGGCTTCTCTGAGTACATCGGCGTCATGGTGAACGACTGGCTCATGGTGAGCTATCTCGCGGGCCTGCGCCAGGCTCAGATCGTGCCCCCCGAGTATCTGCACTGCGCAGAAGTCGAGGTTAGCGAACACGGCGCGAACAGCGCCTCATGGTTTTACTAAGGAGATCCACATGGCAAAGCTCGCACTCTGCATCAACACAGCTGATGCTCCACTCGCCTATCAGACGTCCAAGGCTACGGCAGTCTTCGACCATGGTCCTGACTTCTGGCGCACTCCTACGCGACTTATTGACCGCGCCATTTGCGAGAAGGACGAGAGCACGCTCCAGCTCATCCCCTACATCATGCTCATCGACAATGGCTCGTGGAGCCTGAAGAGCGGCCCGACCCGCGTCTTTGTCTACCACCGCGGCGAAGGTGGCGAAGAGAACCGTCTGCATGGGGCCCTGAGCATTGGCCTCGGCGGCCACATCGACGGCGAGGTTCCTCATGCCATGACTCTGCAGGACTGGTGCGCCGCTGAGGCCGTGCGTGAGCTGATGGAAGAGGTCGGCCTTCAAGGCCACCATTCGGAGATCATCTTCGCCAATGCTCTCGTTTGCGATCCCACCACGGAAGTCAGCCGCGTGCACGCGGGGATCCTCGGCGCCGTGATCGCCGATCCGAGACGCCTGGGCAAGCATGAAGCCGCAGTGGTGGAGCACGGGCAGTGGCTCACCTTGGAAGCTTTGGCGGAGCCCCACATCTTCGTGAGACTGGAGCCATGGAGCCAGGCCGCAGTGCGCTATCTCGTGTCTGGTCGTGGTGGGCTCGGGCTGTGACGGATCAGCCGCTCTTCGACGACACGCGCAAGGCTCTTGTGTTCGCCCTCAATGCTGCCGACGTTCAGATGCCCAAGCCGAGCATGACGACGGCCATGGTTGAGGGCATCAAGAAGAAGGTGCCGAAGGGCGCTAAGGCCAAGGCAGCCTACTTCGCTAAGGGCGCGGAGGCCCGTGACGCTGAGCGGGATCGCCTCGTGCGGGAAGCCTTCAGGCGCAAGCCTGAAAAGCTCAACACGCAGGAGAGGGCCGCTCAGGCGGGTTTTATCCTCTTGGAGTTCCAGAAGCTCGATCAAGTCCATCAAATCGTGCTCACGGGCCTCCTGACGCGTTCGCACAGCCCTTGCACGTGCCGCAGGCCTTGCTGCTCGGGCTGGGCCCGCAATCTGCGCTGGGACAAGGCTGTGGCCGATGCTTGCTTCATGCTGAAGGAGACCGGGGAAGTCTTGCGCCAGCCTGGCAAGCGCGGCCTCAGCACGCAGCCGCATCTGCGCAAAGCCGTGGTGGAGGAATTCTTCACCAAGCGCGCCACCACGCTGGTCTACCTGGCCAGCGTGGCCCACTGCAGCCAGATGACGGCGGCCAAGCACAGGACGTGGATCGTCGAGTATCTGGAGCAGACCGAAACGGAGGCGTGGCACCAGATCGCTGCCCTCCTCGACCAAGCTGGGATCACCGGCGCATTCACTGACTAGGAGAAGAACATGGTCACCACCGTTGAAACCCTGCGGCGCGAACTCATGGCCCTCATGGAGCAACGCAAGAGCTATCGCGTGCTCCATCAGCGCGTGCCCAAGGATCTGGAACGACGCATTGCAGAGATTGAGTCCCAGCTGACGCCTAATCCTGCGGCGCTCATTCGCGCTCGCCGTGCCAGCCTGATTCAACGCCCCACGTTCCCCAGGGTTCTGTGGGAGCAGCGCTACGTCATCGGGGCCCTCACGTTCCTTGCGGCCACGGCTATCGTCTTTGTCTACTACTGAAGGATCGACATGAACACCGGAACCATCGTTGGCCTTGCGGCAATCATCCTCCTCATCATCGGCGCCATCGGCTACACGGCGTGGTGCCACAGGCCGAAGCCCGTGAAGACTCTGACGTTGGAGGAAGAGATCCAAATGGCCCGAGCTGAGGCCATTCGCTTGCGCATCAGCTACGAAGGCGAAGCCGAATACGCGGAGGCCATGGCTTCCTACCAGAACCGACGCGCCGCTCGTTTGGACAAGGAGCTGGAGCAGCTCCTCAAGCACAGGGAAGAAGAGATGGTGGTGAAGGCGGCTTCAGAGGCCGCCACCCTGTCCGATGCCATGCTTCGGAATGTTCGCGACATGGTGGGGACGCAGCTGTGAGCCACTTTATCACCGACGAGATGGTGGAAGTCGCCACCATGGTCCTTCTTGGCAAGGCCAAGGATCCAGTCCCAGGCGTGGACTGGTGGGCTTCCAGGCAGTGGAGGGTCAACAAGGTCCGCGAAAAGATGCGCAAGGCCTTGGAGGCCGTCTACGAAGCTTCCAAGCCGGCCAACCCTGCGCCCTCCGCGAACTGCGCTGGAGACGCTGGAGAGTGCGCCTTCAACGGCGCATGCATGTACGCCTGCGGCTCCACCCTCCCAGCACCAGCACCTGAGGCAGTAGCAGGCGCTATCGATGCGCGGAGGCAGGAGGCGCGCAGCTCGCAAATCATCACGCTGTGCGGTTCCGCGCGCTTCGAGCGGCTGTTCAAGGCGTGGAACGAGGCATTGACGATGGCCGGCCACACCGTTTTCTCTCTGACTGCGTACCCAAGCGACAAGGCTGGCGTGAAGCAGTGGTACACGGAAGAGCAGAAGACGGCACTCGACGCAGCGCATTTCCGCAAGATCGAAGCCAGTGATGCGATCTTCGTTCTCAATCTGCACGCCTACATTGGCGAATCCACGCTGCGAGAAATTGAGTACGCCAGAAAGTTGGGGAAGGCAGTCTACTTCTTGGAAAGCTGGGGCAAGGGGCACGGCATCGGCGGCTCGCACACCGATGGAGCGCAACGCGCAGCAGAAGCAGATGAGCTGGCGCTCCCCACTGCTTCGCCTATCGACACCACCACGCGCAGCGGGTCGAAAGACCCTTGGGCAAGCCGATTGCTTGGCCCGGCAGGCCCACTGCGCTCCGCCATCGTGGACTTGACCAAGAGCGCAGCCCTCGCTGTGCAGGCAGAGACTGGGGAGGGCTAGTGGCTTTTTGTGGGCAAAACGCAAAAGTTTGTTGGCTTGGTGAAAACAAGCTAATATGCGCAGCAATTTGCTAGTGGTGGAAGTTCCGCCACCGCAACGGGAAGCCCGCCACAAGCGGGCTTTTTCATTGGAGAAATCGCGTGGTGGCTGGGCGCCATCGAGAGGCATGGAGGACGCAGGGCAGGGCCGCCGCCAGTCTCCCGGAGCCCCGCCACAAGGCGCAAGTCAGGGCCCTTTCAACGTTGGGAAGGGTTGCCCCTCCTCGCATTTCTGCCCAGCTCCCCGGAGGCCACAGCCGGAGCCTCCGGGGATCCTTTTTAGCGGCGTATAGATTGGCATGCCGAGCTGCACGGCGCCCCCGCGGTGGGGGCCTCTCATGCGGTGACCACCTGGAGGCTATATGTAGCGCAATTGCTCCGAGATGCTTGAGTGGAGAAGCCCGCGTCGGACCGGGCTTCTTTCTAAGCCATCACAGGAGAGTCTTCGGAGAGTAGGTAGCGGTGAACCCGGCTCCCTAATAATGGCAACGAGGCCTAAGAAACCTTCACTGCCGCTTGCCGAAGGCGCTCCTGTGATGGTTGAGTCCCTACTCGGGGTCCAACGGGTTGGCGCCGTTGGTTGCTCTGAAGAGAAAGCCCTTTCCATGTCTCCCCCACTGCCCCATGTGAGCCGCCGCAGTGGACTTGACCATCTCCCTTTTCTGTGCCTTGAGGCTTGGGCGGGTTGCCACCCACAAACCCCTTCGTTGCACCACTAGGCTTGACCTAGCAGGCTTCGTTATGCGATATGAGTGGCCCCAGCAGCTTCACGGCATGGCTGGATCAGCTCAAGGCACAGAAAAGGGAATAGATATGAAGAAGCCCATGCCATGGAGTGAGGCAAGCCTCACCAAAGCTCTCGTCCGCCAGTTCTTTCAGAACTCAGTCCTGGCTGTGCCCTGCTGCGGCTGGACAGGCCACGAGGCCGACCTCCTCGTCGTCAGCAAGGATTGCCGTCTGATAGACGTGGAGATGAAGATAAGCCGCAGCGACTTCAAGGCTGATGCCAAGAAGGACAAGTGGTGGCGAGAGCGGCCTTGGTCCCGCAGCCGCAGGCCTAGTGAGCCTAGCCCCAGGGAATGGCCGCCCAAGATCTGGAAGCACTACTACCTGATCCCAACAGAGGTCTGGACACCTGAGCTGGCGGCTTTCGTTCCAGCGGCCTCGGGCATTCTCTTGGCCTCCGGGAGTCCAGGCCGAGCCAGCATTGCGTCATGGCGCCGCTCAAAGCCGAACAGGGATGCGGAGAAGCTCTTGCCGCATGAAGTCATTGACATTGCGCGCCTCGCAGGGTTACGGCTCTGGGACGCCCTTGAGCGTATAGATAGGCTCCAACCACTGCAAGGAAACGAACATGCGTAGAGTGCGACCGCGGGTCATTCGCAAGCAGCCCAGACGGCACATCGTCCGAGCCTTTAGGAGACCATGGTGAGCTTCTTCACCATGAGCCTGGCGCAACGCGAGGCCGCGCAAATCAAGTGGCAGGCCGAGAACAACGCCCTGCTGCAGATGAGTTGCTTCACGCGCCTCATGGCCGTCATTCACAATGAGATGACATCGGCGCTCCACCAGCAGCTCCGCCTCAAAGCCGATGCCGAGGGCCTGAGGAGCGTGAATGAAGCGCTCTCCAGGGCGCTTGAGGCGTGGCGGCAGGCTGAACCCAGCTTGCTCCACACGACAAGCGACGAGTTCAGCATCGAAGCCTTCCTTAGCTCCGATGACGTCACCAAGCTGGAAGTCACGCTCAACGAACCACTGCTTGCCTTGAACAAGGGCGAGCACAACGCGCAGATGCTGGCACCAACGAGCCCATTCTTCGTGGGCGAGGCCATGCGGCAGAAGATGAGCCCGATGACCTTGTGGAAGCAACGTCACGGCGATGCAAGGTTCTAGAGAGCCTCAGCTTAGTAGCCCCACCCGGGCTACTAGTCGGATGCCCTCCCAGGAGAAAGAAATGAGCTTACACATCGATGGCGTGGATCTTCGCAATGAGCGCGGCGAAAAGGTGGGCTGCGTTGTCGTGGGCCCCATTCGCAATGGCCCACACGGATCTCTTGTCGTTGATCTGAAGCTCGACGTGCTCCCAGAAATGGAGATCACGTCACTGCCCAAGGAGATCTCTGTGGGCTGCCATCTGCAGCGCGCTTTCACGGCTGAAGAGATCCTCTACAACGACGTGGATCTGCGTGCTCTGCGGAATGAACGCCTTGCACGTGGCAGGATGGCGGAGAACGTGGCGCGCACTGTGTTGGCTCTCGTCGACATGGGCTACGAGCCACGACAGATTGATTGGCTCATGGGAGGCTGCCATGCCTGAAGAATCCAAGCTGGTCATCCAGGGCACACCAGCCTATCTCCTCGAACTCACGCAGCAGATCGTGGATGATCCCCACATGAGAGTGAGCATTGGAAGAACGGTGAAGCACTATCTGGTGAGTGGCTACGTGCTGGAGCGGGAGAAGCCTGGAGTGCTGATCATCAGTGCACGTGAAATGCAGCCAACGAATAAGGGAAGAAGCCTGTAGCCAGGCCTTAGAGGCAAGTGAGGCGAAGCGGGGCACCCATCCTCCGGCGATGGATCTGTCAGCGCGCTACTCCAGCTTGAGCCATGACTTAGCCGCATGGCCTTCCCACCATTCACGAGAGGCGCAAGGCAACCAACCCTTGCCCACGTGTGCCCACAAGCTCTGTGGGCGATAGGCCCCTATGTGGGCAATGAGCCGCGATGGCCTATAGCTAAGAAGCGCCTGGCCTTCTCTTCGCGTAAGCAAGGGATAAGCACAAGAGCATGTGCAGATGAACGTCATACGTCGATGCCTCACGAGCTGGATAACGTAACCAGCACTAACAGAGGAGCAGCTCGGCTCCTTGAATGCCCCAGCTGACATATGCGCGGCACCACGCTAGACCCTGCGTTCGCGAATGCCGTAAGCCCTGGAATTTGGCGACAGCCATGGGAACCTAGGCAGGCAACGAGACAGAGGGGCTGAGAGGCCCTTCCCAGATAAGCCACCAGAGGATATGCATCAGCGGGAGCCATGAGGCTTTCTCTTGCACGGGTGCACTCACCCTCTTGGGCATGACAGGCGAAGCAGCCTCTGGTGGCCCCCACTATTCACATAGCCTACGTAAGACCTAACGAGCCTTACGTAGGCTTTCGTGCGTCAGCGCCTCAACGTGGGCATAGGAGATAAATACCGTGGAAACACCAAAGCCAAAGAACAAGGGTGGCAGGCCTGTAGGCAGCATGAACAAGCTGGCAGCCCAGGCTATCGAGCAAGCCAAGCTGCAGGGCTTGCTGCCACACGAGCTGCTTCTCCAGGTAGCACGTGGAGAGCCCATGCATAGAGTCGTGGTGAAGCGTGGCCTTGTCATCGAAGAGCCAGAGCCCTACGACTTCCAGACCCGCGTGGATGCCATGAAGGCGGCAGCGCCCTACTACGCGCCAAAGATCAGTACTGTTGAAGTGATTAGTGGAGTGCCCGATGACGAACTTGACGCAATCATTGCGCGCGCTGCCGCCGAAGCAGGCTTTGATCTTGGCGCTCACGGAGAAGGCGAGGAGGGAGAAGATCAAAGCGAGTCGCCTCGCCGCCACAGAGAGGATTAGCGACCACGGGGACTTGCGCCCCGAGTTCAAGAACAGCCCGAGCCTTGTCCTCGACAAGAACCACCCGCTAAGCGACCTCTACTACAAGAAGGCACGCAACAAAGTCTACTGGGGTGGACGTGGCTCCGCTAAGTCCTGGGCATTCGCTGAGGCCCTCGTCCGGCTAGCCAGCCAGATCCCGCTACGTATTCTGTGCACTCGCGAGTTCCAGATCAGCATCAAGGACAGCTCACATAAGCTGCTCAAGGACACGATCACTCGCCTGGGCATGGATAGCTGGTTCGTTGTCACGGCGAACAGCATCCACTCGCGCATCGGCTCGGAGTTCATCTTCAAGGGCCTACATGGCGCCGAGAATGGCATACGTTCCATGGAAGGCGTGGACATCGTGTGGGTGGAGGAAGCCCAGACCGTGACGGCCAATAGCTGGCAGAGCCTGACCCCCACCATGCGTAAGGAGGGCTCCGAGGTCTGGGTGAGCTTCAACTTGATCGACGAGAACGACGCCACATACCAACGCTTCGTGAAGGCGCCGCCCACGGATCCGCGCGAGACGCTCTGTGAGCCCAAGCGGCCCAATAGCATCGTGCACAAGGTCAACTACGACCGCAATCCCTTCTTCACGTCGGTCTTGCGGGAGGAAATGGAAGCAGATCGGGAAGCCGACTTCCACCTCTACGAGCACATCTGGCTTGGCATGCCCAAGAAGATCTCCTCGGCTATCGTGCTCAACCAGAAGTACGTCACCATGGAGTTCGACGACGAGCTGTGGAAGCAAGCACCGCGGCTGCTCTTCGGCGCCGACTTCGGCTACAGTCAGGATCCCTCGACGCTCAGCCGCATGTTCATCCTCCCCGCCAACGTTAGGGAGGCGGGGGCACGTGGAGACGACCTCTACATCAGCCACGAGGCCTATGGCTCGCACGTAGAGACCGACGAGTACGACGAGTTCTATGGCAGCGTGCCCGATAGCAAGGACTGGCACATCAAGGCTGACGGCGCTCGCCCCGAGACCATTAGCGCAATCCGGCGCAAGGGCTATGCCATGAGCGCAGCCGAGAAGTGGGAGGGCAGCGTCAAGGACGGCATCCAGACCTTGCGTAGCTTCAACAAGATAGTGATCCACACGCGCTGCGTGCAGCATGCCCGCGAGGCCTTCCTGTGGCGCTGGAAGGTGGACCCCAAGCAGGTCGACGAGAAGGGACAACCCCTCGTGCTGCCTATCCTCGTGCAGAAGCATGACCACACTTGGGATGGCGTGCGCTACGGCCTAGATGGCTACATCCAACGCCAGGGGGCCATGGGCATGTGGGAGCGCCTGGGCCAAGCCAATGCGGGCCTGCCACAGCGCGGCTTAACGACAACCTGAAGGAGAGAACATGATGGCATCGATTCGCAGGCTGCTTGCCTGGCGCTGGAGCTTCCTGCTGTTCCACTGGGAGAACCCGGGCCCGGACCTCGCGCGCTTCACCATGCCTGGACTGCGCTGGGCACGTGCGGGAACGCGCAGCAACTGCAAGCTCTTCGGCAAAACAGTCTACGTGGCCTACGAGGGCCATGCCCTGCTGAACCTCGGCCTGCTGCGCTACATGCGCGTTGGTGCCGTGCAGCAGGCCCGCATCGGGTGCCTCGTTTTCTACGAACGCGTGGGCGATCTCTGGAGCATCCGCCCCTACCTCATCAAGAAAGGAGCCCGAAATGGCAACGAACAAGCAGAAGGCTAAGACTTCCCAAGCTCTCGCCGCAGAAGAGCCGCAGGAAGACGCCCAGATCGAGCAGCAAGCCCCTGAAAGCCAGGCGCAGCCCCATCCCCCCACGGAGCACCGTCGCACGGCTCCTACGGCTCCCAAGGCGGTGAGCGGGAACAGCCCCCAGGTGGTCACGGCCATCCGCGAGCATCTCGCCGCCGCCCTCTACAGCCGGCACCCCGAGGCCGTGGCGGCAGGCATCGAGAAGATCGAAGCCATTGCCACGAACCGCGCGCACCCCAGCGTGGCGGCCTACAAGGCGGAGGCCCTCGACTACCTGCGAGGCAAGCTGTGAGCCGCGCCTACGTCCACTTGCATCAGCTCATGCAGGGCAGGACAACGAAGCGAGGGCTGACGCGCGACATGCTCGCCGCCCAGCTCGAACCCTATGTGCACGGCACGAAGGAAGAGGCCACGCCCCTCTATGCGGCCTACCCTCTTTCCCAGGTGAGCGCAGATGCCCTGGCTGGATGGGCGGCCACCTGGGGCATCCCCCTCGTCATGGATCCGCACGTGACGGTGGCCTACACGCGCAAGCCCATCAAGGCAAGCAGCGTGCCCAAGATGAGCGGAGGCATGATCGTTCACCCAGGCGGTCGAAGCATCGAGCGCTTTGGCGAGGCCATCGTACTGTGCCTGGACTGCCCACAGCTGCACGCCCGGCATGCCGACTACGTGAAGGCAGGGGCGAGCTGGGACTACCCGAGCTACCGCCCTCACATCACGCTGGCCTACGACATGGGCTTCATGGGACCGACATCGGAGGATCTCATCCCCGTCTACGATGAGCCCATCACCCTCGCCGCAGAAACGAGAAGTCCGATCCTCTCGCAAAGCGACCTAGAAACATGAAGGAGTGCCCATGGCTGCAAAGCTATCAGTCCGCGCAGCCGTGCGCGATGCCAAGCGCGAAGACGTAAGTGCCCGCAAGGCCCTTACCATCGCCGGTGGCTACAAGACGCCGGAGCACGGCAAGAAGCTCGTGGGGAGCGCTACGTTCGACAGCTTCGTGAACTTCGCCCACAAGCTCGGCGTGGGAGCCGACAACGCCCTGACGTCTGGCAGCTATGGCTTCAACCCCATCACGCGCAACCGCCAGCTACTCGAGTGGATTCACCGCGGCTCCTGGTTGGGCGGCGTGGCTATCGACATCATTGCCGACGACATGACCCGCGCTGGCGTGGACTTCATGACGGAGATGGACGCCAGCGACCAAGAGGATCTCGAACACGAGATCACCAATCTCGGCGTGTGGGACAGCCTGAACGAGGGCATCCAATGGGGGCGCCTCTACGGGGGCTCCATCGTCGTAGCGCTGATCGATGGCCAGGACCCCAAGACGCCACTGCGCCTGGAGAGCGTGGGCCCCGACCAGTTCAAGGGCCTCACCGTCCTCGACCGCTGGATGGTGGAGCCCAGCCTGGAGGATCTCGTCACGGACTACGGCCCCCACATGGGGCTGCCGAAGTACTACAAGGTGCAGAGCAACGCCCCTGCCCTGCGCGGGCAAGTCATCCACCACAGCCGGGTGGTGCTGCGCCACGTCGGTATCAAGCTGCCCTATCAGCAGGCCATGACAGAAAACCTCTGGGGCATCTCGGTACTCGAGCGCCTCTACGACCGGCTCATCGCCTTTGACTCGGCGAGCACGGGAGCCGCGCAGCTGGTCTTCAAGGCGCACCTGCGCACGCTGAAGATCCCGAACCTGCGGGAGATCGTGGCCGCAGGTGGGCAGGTGCTGAATGGCCTCCTTGCCTACACGGAGATGATGCGGCGCTTCCAGGGCATCGAGGGCATGACTCTGATCGATGGCGAAGACGAGTTCGAGGTGCAGGCCACCAGTGCCTTCTCGGGCGTGGACTCTGTCATCACGCAGCTCGCCATGCAAGTCAGTGGTGCCCTGCAGATCCCCATGACTCGCCTCTTCGGCCAGGCCCCCGGTGGCTTGAGCACGGACGACGAGAGCGGCATGCGCACGTACCACGACAGCATCCAGCAGAAGCAGCGCAAGGAGATGACCCAGGGCGTGCTGATGACCTACAAGCTCACGGCAGCCAGCAAGTCGATTGTGCTGCCGCCCACCTTCGCCCTGGACTTCGCAAGCCTTCAGCAGCTCAACGACGAGAAGAAGGCCGAGGTGGCAGGCAAGGTCGCAGAGGCCGTCACGAAGGCCCTCGACGCAGGCCTTGTCACTCAGCAGACCGGCATGCAGGAACTTCGCCAGAGCAGCCGCACGACCGGCATCTTCGGCAAGATCACGAGCGAGGCCATTGAGGCAGCCGATGACGAGGTGCAGCCTCCCATCAGCGAACTCGACCAGCAGCTCATGATCACCGAGGCCACTGCCAAGGCCAAGGGGGCCACAGGCGAGGAGGACAATTCACTACCGGGGGACGACGATGGCACGACTGGACAGAACGGGAAAGCGAAGTCAGTGGGAGGTGGCCAGCGGCGTCGAGCGCTCGTATCAGAGTAGGCTCCTCACGGTAGCGCGGCAGGTGGGGGCCATGATTGACGCCATGGCCCCCAATGGCGTGGTCTCCGACATGGGTGCCCTCCTCGACATGCTCAACCGCTACAGCGCCCTCATCACGCCCTGGGCCACCAGCGTGGCTAACTCGATGGTGGCTGACGTCAACCGGCGCAACGAAGTGATCTGGAAGCGCGTGGGGAAGGAGATGGGCCGCGAGATCCGCCGTGAGCTTGCCACCAGTCCCCAAGGCGTGGTGTACCGCGAGATGATGGCCGAGAACGTGGAGCTGATTAAGAGCATCCCCACGAAGGCGGGCGAGCGCGTGCACCAGCTCACCACAGAGGCCCTCTCCACGGGGCGCCGGGCCGAGAGCATCAGCCGCGAGATCCAGGCAAGCACGGGCGTGACAAAGAGCCGTGCCCGCCTCATCGCTCGCACGGAGGTGGCCCGCACGTCGGCGAACTTCCATCAGGCCCGCGCCATGCAAGTCGGCAGCGAGGGCTACATCTGGCGCACGAGTGAGGATAGCGACGTGCGCGAAACCCACAAGGCACAGAACGGCAAGTTCATTCGCTGGGACTCGCCGCCAAAGACGGACAAGAACCTCGACCCCTACCACGCAGGCTGCGGCCCTAACTGCCGCTGCTATGCGGAGCCCATCTTCCCCGAACTCTAGAAAGGACAAGCAATGGCAACCACTCCACGCGCGCAGACGTCACCCATCCTGCGCGATCTGCTGGCCCTCGGCGTGCTTCGCGTGAGCGAGGACAACACCACTATCCTCTTGCCCGACGGCAGCGCCTACACGCCTTCCGCTGGTGCCGTAGCCTGGGATGACATCACGGGCAAGCCGGCCGTCATCGCAGCTGGCGCCACGCAGGCGGCAGCACGCACGGCCATCGGTGCGGGCACGAGCAGCCTTGCCATTGGCACGACCAGCGTCACGGCCAAGGCTGGTGACTACGCGCCGCCCAATGCCGGCGCCGCCACGCGGGGCCTCGTGCTCCAAGGCGTAGCTGTCGTCGATGCCACGGACGAGGCAAGCGCCGTCACGCAACTCAACGCCCTGCTTGCGGCCCTCCGCACGTCCGGGACCATCGCAACTTAAACAGGAGGATCCAGTGAAGACCCCTATTCGACGTGCGACCCTCGACCGTGGGCCGCCAACACAAGAGAAAGTGATGGCGGTGCACACCGTCCACCAGATCGGCCCCAACCGCCAGCTCTTGCCCAACGGCAATCTGCTGTGCACGGCCGTCCCCATTGCCCGGAGTGGTTGGCTCCTCTATGGCCCCGGTGAAGTGCCGGTGAAGCCCGGTGCCAATGGCATCGTCTACATCGAGCGCAAGACCGAAGACCTCTTCAACCCCCTGACGATGTCGAGCTTCAACGCAGCAGCGCTGACGAACGACCATCCGCCCGACGACGTGACGCCGCTCAACTGGAATGGCATCGCCGGTGGCTTCGCCATCAACGTACGTCAGGGCTCGGGCGACGATCAGGACGTGCTCCTCGCGGATCTCGTCGTGACCAACAAGGCTCTTATCGAGGCCATCGACAAGGGCAAGATCGAAGTTAGCGCCGGCTACGACGCCGACTACATCGATCTCGGTGATGGCTTCGGCCGTCAATCCAACATCATCGGCAACCACATCGCACTGGTCGAAAAAGGCCGCTGTGGTCCTCGCTGCGCAATCGGCGACAACGCTTTCTTTGTTCCACCCACGCCACTAAAGGAAACTCCCATGGCATCCCGTACTCCCCTGCGCAATGCGCGCGTTCAACTCGTCGACGAAGCCAGCAAAGAAGCCGCGCGCCAGAAGGTGCGTGATGCCCAGGCCGAACTCGAAGCCCTCGAAGGTGAGGGCGAAGAAGACGGCGGCCTGGCCACGCATGTCCACGTGCACAACTACGGCGGCCCCGCCAACGAAGGCAACGCCAAGACCCTGGACGCCGCTGCCACCGAGGAGCGCTTCGTGAAGCTCGAAGGCGGCATCGAAGAGATCAAGGCCCTGCTCAAGGCCGGCAAGACCATCGACGCGGCGACCGAAGAGGACGACGACGAGATGGAAGACGACGGCAAGGGCGGCAAGCGCAAGAAAGCCAAGGCCTCCACCGGCGACAGCGCGGCACTCGCCACGAGCTACACGGCACTCGCCAGCCAGGCCGAGATCCTGCAGCCTGGCTTCAAGGTGCCGACCTTCGACGCTGCCATCACGCGCGCCGCCACCGTGGACCGCATGTGCAACGTGCGCCGCAAGGTGCTCGATGCCTTCGGCGCCACTCCCGAAGGCGCGGTCATGCTGCTCGCTGCCAACGGTGGCAACGCCGTGGATCTGCTGAGCATGGACTGCGCGGGCTGCGCCACGCTCTTCACGGCTGCGGCTGGCATGAAGGCTGCGGCCAACAACGCCACGGCAACCCGCGACAGCAAGACGATGGGCGCCCCCACGGGCATCCTCGACGTCGGCGCGCCGAAGCTCCCCAGCCCGGCCGACTTCAACAAGGCTGCTGATGACTTCTGGAAGGGCCAATAAGACGAAAAGCCCGACCACAACCCAGCATCCCAATCTTCAACTTCCTGAACAGGACTACGAAATGAAAAAGTCTCTCATCGCCTACGCCGTTGCTGCTCTGGCTCTCGCTTCTTCGGGCGTGCGCGCCAAGACCCGCGACGTTGCCTACAACCTGCGCATGCCCGCAGGCTTCCCCGGTGACCCGAACCGCACGCATCCTTTCTCGGTGCTGCCGGGCCTGAGCAACCCCACGAACCCGCCGCGCCTCTACGGCGACCCCGTGCTGATCGACACGGCCACGAACAGCTACCGTGCTGTGCTGGCCAGCGATACCGCGGTCACGAAGATCGACGGCATCCTCGTGCGCCCCTACCCCACCCAGCAGCAAACGGGCGGCATGGCCTCGCCTCTCGGCGCGGCTCCTGGTCCCCTGGGCAACCAGGTGATCGACGTCCTCAACGAGGGCTTCATCATGGCGCGCTGCAACAACTTCGCGACTCAGCAGCCCACCAAGGGCGGCGCCGTGTTCGTGTGGGTGACGGCCTCCAGCGGCGCTCACGTCCAGGGCGGCTTCGAGAGCGTGGCGAACGGTGCCAACACCATCGCGATCACCAACGCGAAGTGGAACGGCCCGACCGATGCAGGCGGCGTGACCGAAATCCAGGTGGCGGCACCGCTGGCGTAAGCCAAGGCCAACGTCAGACCGGTTAACCATCCTTCAACAGATTCAAGGACTCGACAAAATGAAACGCCTCTTCTCCTCCAACGTGGCAGCTGCAGCACTGGTCGCCATGGGCGCAAGCCCTCTGGTGCTCCCCGGTGCGCCGGCCATCATCCGTGCCCGCACCCGCGACACGGCGCTGACGTTCGACAACGCCATGCTGCCCTTCACGCCGCTCGACGGCTACGGCAACATGCGCGGCAAGGTGCTGGACCACAGCTACCGCACCTGGGACGGCAAGCGCACCGTGGACAGCACGGGCGCCTTCCTCATCGGCGAACTCGAACGCCTCGACCAGACCATCAACACGCCGCTCGCGGCTGTGACCTGGAGCCGCGACATCGAGCTGCGCGAGGATGTGACCATCGCCGACGAAGTCTCCAGCTTCACGCTGACGGCCTTCGGTAGCCAGGGCTCGCTGGGCACGGGTAACGGCGTGCGCAACGGCAAGGCCTGGATCGGCAAGGCCACCGACCAGATCTCCGGTGTCGGCGTGGACACGGGCAAGATCCCGAACCCGCTGACCCCGTGGGGTCTGGAGATCAAGTACTCCATCCTCGAACTCGAGAGCGCTGCGAAGATGGGCCGCCCCATCGACGCGCAGAAGTACGAAGCCCTCCAGCTGAAGCTGCAGATGGACACCGATGAGCAGGTCTACGTGGGTGATGCCACGCTGGCCGTCGGCGGTCTCGTGAACAACGCGCTGGTGACCAACATCGCCAACGTGCCCAACGGCGTCGGTGGCTCCCCCCTGTGGAGCAACAAGACGCCCAACGAGATCCTCGCGGACATCAACGAGATCATCTTCTCGGCCTGGGCTGCTTCGGCCTACGCGGTGCTGCCCAACCGGCTGCTCCTGCCGCCGCTGAAGTTCGGCTACATCAACTCGACGCCGGTCACCTCGGCTGGCACGGGCTCCATCCTGAAGTTCATCATGGAGAACAACCTGCTGGTGGCGCAGGGCCTGGGTAACATCGTCATCGCTCCGGCGAAGTGGCTGGTGGGCGCGGGCGTCGGCGGCAACATCGGCGTGAGCGGTGCCGACCGCATGGTGGCGTACCGCAAGGACAAGAAGTACCTGCGCTTCCCCATGACCCCGCTGCAGCGCACCCCGGTGCAGTACGACTCGATCTACCACAAGTCGACGTACTTCTGCCGCCTGGGCGTCGTCGAAGTCGTCTACCCCGAGACGATCGCATACCGCGACGGCTTCTAAGCCGCGAGGGCCGCAAGGCCTGTGAGTGAGGAACGCAAGCCGCCTCGGCAATCCCGTCGAGGCGGCTTACTTCATCCCATCCCTTTCAAGGAGCACACCATGGCAGCAGCCAACAAGAAACCCGCCGCATCCGCCACGAAGGCCGCCGCGCCGGCAGTCAAACGCACGCCCCTCACCCCTGAGCGTGCCCCCTCCCCCCGAGTCAGCGCCGATCCTCGTGACGGCAATGACGCTGGCACCGACAACACGCGCGATCCCGCCGTCGATGCCGCCGTCGACAAGGAAGCCACGGACGCCGTGCGCGCTGCCGATGCAGTCGTGGCGGCAGCTCCCACGCCGAACCAGAACAACGACCTCGAAGATGCCAACAAGCATCCGGGCGCCGGTGGCCTGGCCAATGCGGCCACCCTCGGCGGCACGACCGTGGGCCCGCGCAAGCGCGCCAAGCTGGCCAGCGACGAGGAAGTGGAAGTCGAGCCCACGACCAAGCACTTCCAGATGCTCGACGACAACCACCAGATGCACGTCTACCCGGTCGGCACGACGCGCATGCCGAAGGAGCACGCCGAGCACTGGTACGCCGAGGCCAATGGCGTCGTCATCAAGTAACCCCCACCCTTAAAGAAGGAGGCCACATGGCTCTTCCCGTCACCGTGGCCGAATTCAGGGCGGCATTCCCGGCGTTCTCGGACGTCACCAAATACCCCGATGCCGAGATCAATTTTTGGATCAATCTCGGCAACCTCCTCGTGGCTAACGCTTACCGCTGGGGAGATCTGCAGAGCTACGGCATCATGCTGTTCGTAGCCCACAACCTCGCCCTCGAAGCCATGAGCACAGGCTCTGGTGGCGGTGGCACGCCTGGGGCCATTGTGGGCCCCCTCACTTCGGGCAGTGTCGACAAGGTCAGCTACTCGCGCAATCCAGGCGTTGCCATGGATCCGAAGAACGGCCACTGGAATCTCACCTCGTATGGCCTGCGCTACATCCAGCTCGTGCGGATGGTCGGCGCCGGTCCCGTTCAGGTAGGCGTCCCCGAAGGCGGCAGCAACTACGACCCCGGCCTTGCGTGGCCTGGAGTCGTCTTCCCCCAGCCGGTGCAGTAGTGGCAAGCAAGCGTGGCCTTGGGGATACAGGCGTCAAGAAGATCAGCTTCAAAGGCGAGCTGCAGGATCTCCTAGCTGGGCTGGAGATCCTCCTTGATGCCCGCGTGTTAGTGGGCTTCCCGGACGACACGAGCGACCGCAAGCCCGCCCTGGACGAGAACGGCAAGCCCGTCGACACCGACCTCACGAATGCCGTGCTCGGCTACATCCACGACAACGGCGCGCCTGAGGCCAACATCCCACAGCGCGAGTTCATGACGCCAGGCGTGGAGGCCGTGCTCGATGACGTCACGGAGCTGCTCTCCAAAACGGCCAAGGCGGTTCTCGCCGGTGGCGGCCCCGAGAAGGCTATGGCGGGCCTCACGCAGGTCGGCTTCAAGGCGGCCAACAGCATCAAGCGCACGATCAACGAGGGCATCCCCCCTCCCCTCTCCGACTTCACGTTGCGTCAGCGCATGAAGAAGGGGCGCAAGAACGGCGGTGGTGCCCGCAAGGGTGCGGCGCAGGAGCTGGATCGCCGCTGGGCCGGTGAAGAGCCCAGCACTGAATACGCGAAGCCCCTCGTCGACACCGCGCAGATGCGCAACGCCGTGACCTTCGTGATTCGTAGCAGGAAGAAGAAACAGGAGGGCGAAAATGCCGCTACTTGACGTTAGTTTCGTGACGCAAGACCCCATGCTCACCGATAGCTTCAGTGTGCGCCGCCGCACAGAGGTGCTCGACGTGCATGGCCGCATGACGGCCCCCACCACGGAAACCTTCGTGGGTCTGTTGGGCGTCGTCACGCAGCAGGATCCCGCCGACATCATGAAGCGGGAAGCCGAGGTGCACGTGCCTCGCAAGATCTTTGTGGCCTCCGTCTTCGCCTTTCGTGGCGCAAGCGTGAGCCCCGATGGCTTGACGCATTACCAGCCCGACGTTATCCGCTGGCCGGTCACTGCAGCCGGGGCCGATGCCTTCGGCGCCACCGATTACGTCGTTGAGCAAGTGCTGCCCTATGGCCGCTACGGGCAAGGCGTCTACGAGGTCGTGGCATCGTCCCAGAAGGCCGTGGACGTCCCGCAATAGGAGAAGCAATGGCAACAGTCCCCTTTGTGCTACCAGAGGCCCTACCCGCTATTCTGGAGGATGACGTCCTAGTTGACGTCATCCAAGAAACGGTGGTTGGCATCACTGGTCTGCTCCCTACGCTGGTGCGGCCCTCGGCTCAACCCAATCCACCCCTGCTTCCCGACTTCTCGGTGAACTGGGTGGCGCTGCTCATCAACACGAGCGACGCCGATGCCTTCGCCTTCATCCGGCAGGTCAACGAAACGGATATCGAGCTGGAGCGTGACCAAGAGATCAATCTCTTGGCTTCCTTTTATGGGCCGAACTCGCAGCGCGTGTGCGGCATCTTCAAGGATGGCCTGCAGATCGAGCAGAACCGTTTCGCCCTTGGCCGTGAAGGCATCAAGCTCGTCAACACGGCGCGAGAGCGCCACCTACCCTCTCTGGTGAAGGAGGTCTATCAGCAGCGCTATGACCTCCCTGTGCTCTTGCGCCGTCGCATTCGCCGCGTCTACAAGAGTGCCTCGATCAACAGCGCCGGTATCGGCCTGGACAACGAGCACTACATCACTCCCATCATCGTCAGCCCTCCCACCCCCTGAAGGAAGCCAAAATGAAGCCCTCCCTTTCCGTTTCGCGTGTCGTCGCCGTCAGCGTCTTCCTGACGCAAGCCGGCGCCCAGGCGCAAAGCCTTTCCAACATGCTGGTCATGGGCACCTCAGCCATCATTGACCCGGTGGAGCGCTACCGCAGCTACACGGACCTCACGGACGTCGCCAATGACTTCGGCCTGCTCGCCGAGGAATACAAAGCGGCACAGCGCTGGTTCAGCCAGTCGCCCCAGCCCACCGAGATGCTCATCGCCCGCTGGGTGAATGCGGCAAGCAAGGGCGGCATCCGCGGTGCCACGCTGCCCTCTTCGAGTCAGCTGATCGCCACCTGGAACGCCATCACCACGGGTTCCTTCAAGATCGCCAAGGATGGCGCAGCCGCTGCTGACATCACGGGCTTGGACTTCTCGGCTGCCGCGAACCTCAACGCAGTGGCGGCCATCATCCAGACGGCCCTTGTCGGCACTACGGTGATCTGGAACGCCAACTACCAGCGCTTCGAGATCACCAGCAACACGACCGGCGCTGCCTCGGCCATCAGCTTCATGCAGGCTGCCGCCACGGGCACCGACATCTCCACGCTGATCGGCATGACGGCGGCCTCGAGTGGCGCCTACCTCTTCACGGGGCAGGTTGCCGAGTCCGCGGTGGCCGCTGTGCAGCTCATGGATGCCATGCTGGGCCAGAAGTGGTATGGCGTGGGCGTGCCCTCTGCTGCCAATGCCGATCACCTGGCCATTGCTGGCTTCATCGAAGGCACGAACACGAAGCACACCTACTGGCTCACGACCAACGAAGCGGGCGTGCTCTCGACGGTGTCCACCACCGATATCGCCTACCTGCTCTCGCAGCTCAACTACCGCCGTACGTTCGTGCAGTTCTCCAGCAGCGATCTGTTTGCCGCCTTCAGTGCGGCAGGCCGGATCCTGACCACGGACTTCAACGGCAACAACACGGTGATGACCCTGAAGTTCAAGCAGGAGCCTGGCGTCGTGGCGGAATCGCTGAACAGCAACCAAGCCGATGCAGCCGAAGCGAAGAACGCCAACATCTTCGTGAACTACAACAACGACACGGCCATCATCGAGCAAGGCGTGATGACCGATGGCACGTTCGTGGACATCGTGACGGGCACCGACTGGCTTGCCGTCGAGCTGCAGCAGCGCGTCTACAACCTGCTCTACACGAGCCCCACGAAGATCCCGCAGACCAATGCTGGCATGCAGCTCCTCACGACCACGTGCGAGGCTGTCTGTGCCCAGGCCGTGGTGAATGGCCTGCTGGCTCCGGGCGTGTGGAACAGCAACGGCTTCGGCACCATCACCCAGGGCTCCTACCTGGAGAAGGGTTACTACGTCTACGCTCCCAACGTGGACACGCAAGACCCCGCCGATCGTGCGGCCCGCCTTGCCGTGCCCATCCAGATCGCCGCCAAGCTGGCAGGCGCCATCCACCACGTCGACATCGCTGTCACGGTCAATCAGTAAACCCAAAGCAACTTCAGGAGTAGAGCAATGAGCAAGACCTACAGCTTCCTCGACGTCACGGCATCGATCACGGGCCCCGGTGGGGCCTTTTCCATCGGTGCCGGTGCCGGCAACAGTGAGGAAGGCATCACGATCGTGCCCACGGGCCCCTTCAACGGCATGACCATCGGTGCGGACGGCGAGGGCATGCACAGCCTCTTCGCTGACCGCAGCGCCAAGGTCACCGTCAACCTGCTGAAGACTTCGCCTACCAATGCGAAGCTCATGCAGATGGCGAACTTCCAGCGTTCGAGTGGCGCCCTCCACGGCCAGAACACGCTGGTCATCGCTGACGTGAGCCGCAATGACGGCATCTCCTGCCGTCAGACCGCCTTCTCCAAGGTGCCCGATCTCACCTACGCCAAGGAAGGCGGCATCGTGTCGTGGGAGTTCGACGTCGTGCGCTGCGACGCCAACCTCGGCGTGTAAGTTTAATCCCCAGGAGACCAATAAATGATCAATCCCGAACCCGTCATCGGCGGCCACAAGTACCAGATCGGCCAGCTCAACGCGATGCAGCAATTCCATGTGAGTCGCCGCATCGCCCCCCTCCTCGCCACCATGGGCATTAGCTTTGCCACGATCCTGCAGCATCGCAGCATTGACGTGGATCAGCTCATGCCTGTGCTGGGCCCGGTGAGCCAAGTGCTCTCCACGATGAGTGACGAGCAGACTGACTACATCTTCGCCACTTGCTTGGGCGTGGTGAAGCGGGCCGAGAAGGGCCCCGGTGGCAAAGACATGTGGGCGCCTGTCAGCACGGGCGCGGCGCTGCAGTACGAGGACATCAAGATGCAGCACATGATCGCTATCGTGGTGGCCGTCCTCCAGGTCAATCTGGAGGATTTTTTCAAGGAGCTTCTCGCGCAGGTCGAATCGAGAAGCTCCTCAGCAAGTCCCGAGGCTCCAGCAGCGTAGAGACTATCGGCATGGTGGAGGGCGAGGACCAGATGTACCGCCCTGTCATGCGGCGCGTCCTCCCAGAGGCCGCTCTCTACGACGGCAGCATCTCGTTGGGCCGTGTCATGCTGCTTAACGAGGCGATTGACGTAGAGGACGAGAACCTCTATCGCTTCAACAAAGCTGAGGCTGAGAAGCTCGAAGCACTGAACAAACGGAGGTAACCGCATGGCCGACAATTCGACAATCTTGCGTGAGTACCTCATCAGCCTTGGCTTCAAGGTCGATGAGAAGGAAGGCAAGAAGTTCGACGATGGGCTGAAGAACTGGGACAAGCGCGCCGATAAGCTCGGCAAGTCCCTCATTGGCGTTGGCACGGCAGCGGTCGCCATGGTCTCGACGTTCGCCTACAGCATGGAGAAACTCTACTACGCTAGCCGGAGAACGGATAGCGCTGTGGGGAGCATGAGGGCCTTGGACTACGCGGCGCGCAATGTAGGCGTCAAGAACGTTCAGGAGAGCCTTGAAGCCGTGGCCCGCAACCTGCGGAGCAACCCAGGTCTCACGGGCCTCCTGAACAGCCTCGGCGTGCAAGTGAAGGGCCGCGATAAGAGCGACGTGCTGGTAGACCTCGTCACCCAGCTGAAGAAGATGCCATTCTTCGTGGCTGAGAAGTACGCCAACCTCTTCGGCATTGACCCAGATACCCTCTTCATGTTGCAGGATGGCCTGGACAAGCTGAAGGCGGCCAATGCTCAGCGCAAGGAGATGGCGGCGGCTTTTGGCATAGATCAAGACAAGGCAGCCAAGGCGAGCGTGGACATCGCCAACAGCTGGCGCGAGACGTATGAAGTCCTCGGCCTCTTCAAGGACACTCTCGCCATCGCCCTCCTCCCGAAGTTGCTGGAGGTGAGCGCAGTGAGCCGTGAGGTGCTCAGCGATTGGATCAAGATCGTCCAGCAGGGCGACATCTGGTCACGGCTGCTAGAAGGCGTGGGCCTGAAGCCCACGGGCGGCGGCGTGGAGATGAGCAAGGAGAGCAAGGAGCGCCTTGGCATCAGTGAAGGCGAGAGCACAGCAGCTCGTACCGGGGTTACCGGATGGATTCGCGGCAAGTACGAGGACTTCATGCGTTCTGCAGGGAGTAAGAAGTATGCGCGGCCCATCGCCAACGAAGCGAGCGTGGATACGGCCCAGGACGACGCCGCTTTCAAGACGGGAGGCACTCCCCCTCCCTCCGTGGCTGCGCCCTCCTCTGCGCCCGTTGCGGCCCCTTCTGGTGGCACGTTGGCCGATGGCGGCCCCGCTCCAGGCCCCAAGGCAAGCAAAGCCGAGGTGGCGCGCCAGGCTGCGGCTGCCGAAAAGGCGGCGCCCCTCTTCGCCAAGCTGGAGAAGCAGTATGGGCTGCCCAAGGGGTGGCTGGGCCGCGTTTGGGCCCAGGAGAGCCGCCGCGGTGGATCCATGCTCTCGAGTGCGGGGGCACAAGGGCACTTCCAGTTCATGCCTGCCACGGCCAAGCAGTATGGGCTCTCGGATCCCAACGACCTCGACCAGAGCGCCACGGCTGCCGCCAAGATGTATAGCAATCTGCTTAAGAAGTACGACGGCGACCAGAACAAGGCGGCGGCTGCCTACAACTGGGGTGAAGGCAACGTGGACCGCAAGGGCCTGGGGCGCGCCCCCGCCGAGACGCGCGGCTACATGGCGGCTATCGCCGGTGGCGGCGGCCAAGCCGCAGGCAGCTTCACTCAGACCAATCACATCAGCATCAGCGGTGTCAGCGATCCCAACCAAGCCGCGAAGGCCGTGGGGGCGGAGATCAACAACGCCAACTCTGACGTGGTGCGCAACATGAAACCGAGGGTACAGTAATGATCGGCTTCCTGAACCCGGGCCTTGACGCCGGCGAGCAGGTCATCCAAGTGACGCCTGTGCGCATGATTGGCCCCTTCACCGCACAGGTCACCATCGAAGAGCGCCACCGTGATGAGATGGTCATCACGGACCACCCGGTGGAGAGCGGCGCCGTCATCAGCGACCACGCTTTCATGCTGCCTAGCAGCGTGACTATCCGTGCGGGTTGGAGTGAGAGCCCGGGGGGAGACTCCGACGTGGGTTCCCTGCTCGATGACGGCGGCGCCTTCGATGGCCTTTCTGGCCTCACCTCTATGACCAGTGGTGAGGGCGTGGGTTCCTTGCGGGACATGTACGAAAACATGCGGCAGCTCCAAGCCTCTCGAATCCCCTTCGAGATCCTCACGGGAAAGCGGATCTACAAGAACATGCTGATCCGTAGTATGGACACGCTCTCGGACAAGGAGAATGAGAACTCGATGGTGCTGACCATCGAGTGCCGCGAAGTCCAGATCGTCACCACGCAGGTCGTGGCAGTGGGCGCGCCTCCCGAAGCCCAGCAGGAGCCCGAGTCTACGGCACCAGTCGTCGAGAAGGGCACCAAGCAGCTCGCCGATGGCAACAAGTACAACGCGACGGCAGGTGAAGCAAGTGCCGCAGCCTCGGCTACGGGAGGAGTCACGCCATGAGCCGCACAGCCTACGAGATCCCTCTCAGTGCACAGCCGCAGCTCTTCAACATCCAGCTGGCGGGGGTCACTTACTTCCTCACGTTGCGCTGGAACATCACGGGGAGCTGCTGGAGCCTGGACATTGCCGATCAGGACCGCGTGGCAATGCTCTCTGGTATCCCGCTGGTGACGGGCGCTGACCTCCTTGGCCAGTACGCCTACATGAAGTTTGGCGGCATGCTGATCGTGCAAACCGATGGCGACACCGATGCCGTTCCAACGCTGGAGAACCTGGGCACCGCGGGGCGCCTCTTTTTTGTAGTCGAGGACTGACATGGAACCCGATAGCCAATACCTGCGCAAGGCCTCCTTGCTCCTTGTCGAGGGTGAGAAGGCTCTTGACCTGAGCGAGATGCAGTTCAAGTTCTCCACGCGGCAAGCCGACGAGGAGAGCCCGGACAACTGCGCCATTCGCGTCTTCAATCTCAGCGAGGACACGGTCAACCAGGTAAAGGGCGAATACAGCAAGGTCGTGCTCCAGGCAGGCTACGAGAACAGCGCCTTCGGCGTCATTTTCCAGGGCACCATCAAGCAATTCCGCGACGTCAAGGATCCCACGGGCATCTCGACGTACCTGGACATCCTCGCGGCTGATGGCGACATGGCGTACAACTTCTCCTTGGTCAATGCCACGTTGGCTTCGGGAAGCACGCCCGCACAGCGCCTCGGCGCAATGATCGGGGCTATGGCCCCACAGGGCGTAGAGAGCGGCAAGGTGCTCGTCCCCAGCACGGGAGGCGTGCTGCCCCGTGGGAAGGTGCTCTTCGGCCTGGCTCGGGCTGCATTGCGGCAGGAGACTGCGGCCCAAGGTGCCACCTGGACGATCTCCAACGGGCGAGTGAATGTCATTCCCCTGGATGGCTACCTGCCCAGTGAGGCCGTGGTGCTCACATCGGCTTCTGGCCTCATTGGCCGCGTGGAGCAAACAGAGGACGGCATGCGCTGTCGCGCGCTCATCAACCCGAAGCTCGTCATCGGTGCCCTCGTGAAGATCGACAACAGAAGCATCAACCGCACGGAGAACAGCCCCGAGGCTGCCATCGTCGGCGGCCAAGTGCCCTACGACCGCTGGGCTGGAGTTCAGCAATTCGCGAGCATCGCGGACGACGGCATCTATCGGATCTACAGCGCTGAGTTTGTTGGCGACACGCGAGGCCCCGAGTGGTATGTTGACCTCGTCTGCCTAGCCGTCGACCTCGTTACGAAAAAGGTGAAACCCTATGGATAGGCGAGAACGAAGCGCCAGCCAACAGACCGCATTGCTTGCCGCCTTCCAGGGCATGCAGTCGGAGATCTACACGAGCATGCCTGCCCTCATCCAGAGCTTCAACCCTGAGAAGCGCACGGTGACGGCCCAGCCCGTTGTGAAGGCCCAGGCGCAAAACCCGGATGGCAGCTTCCAGTGGATCGCCCTCCCCCTCCTCGTGGACTTACCTGTGCACTTCCCTGAGGGCGGTGGCGTCACCATGACCTTCCCCATCAAGAGCGGAGATGAGGCCCTCGTCGTCTTCGCTAATCGCTGCATTGATGCTTGGTGGCAAAGTGGTGGTATTCAGGTTCAGGCTGACATCCGAATGCACGACCTCAGCGATGGCTTCGCCTTTGTGGGCGTTTCCTCGGTGCCTCGCGTCATCTCGGATATCTCGACAACGCGCGCTCAGTTCCGTAGCAACGACGGGGAGGCTTTTGTGGAGATCGACCCCGAGAGTCACTTGGTGCGCGTCAAGACGAGTGGCAAGTTCGAGGCGGATGCCGATGACGACGTGCTCATCAAGAGCGGCACGCGGATCGACCTGCAGGCGCCTGTCATCCAGAGCACGGCGGCCACCAGCTTCGGCGTGGCATCGCCCATCATTGCCTTCCTGGGCAACATGAGCTGGCTGGGGGTTGGCGGCGGCGCTGGCACGGTGACCATGACGAACATGAACATGAGCATCAGCGGCGGCTCCATGGCCTACAGCAACGTGGCAACGGCCTATGTCGGCGGCACCTTCACCTACAACGGCAAGAACCTCACGGACACGCACACCCATGGCGGAGTCACCATTGGCGGTGACAGCACGGCCGTGGTCAATTAAGGAGGCCCTATGCGATACAGAGCCATGGATGCGAACGGCGATTACCAGTTCTTCGGGAACTCGCGCTTCCTCATCAACAGCCCGGCTACGGTGGCGCAAGCCGTCCTCACGCGCTTGCGCCTCTTCACAGACGAGTGGTTCCTCGATACTCGCGAAGGCTTGAACCTGCAGCGCATCCTGGGCAACCGCACGGCGCTGACTCGAGATATCGCGGTGAAGACCCGCATCCTCGAAACGCCGGGCGTCACGCGGTTGACCAAGTACTACAGCACCGTCGAGGTGCGCAACTTCAGAGTGGTGGCAGCCATCGACACCATCTATGGGCCGACAACCATTAACCTCGATAAGGTCTTCTAATGCCAGCCTATCCCCTCCCCTCTCTGGCCGTCACGCTCACGCCCAGCGGCCCCGTGGCACCGACCTATGCCGAGATCTATGAGTCCTTGCAAACGAGCTTCCAGCAGATCTATGGCACGGACGCCTACATCGCTCCCGACAGCCAGGACGGCCAGCTCCTCGCCGTGGTTGCCAAGGGCTTCAGCGATGCCAACGATTCGATCATCGCCACCTTCCACAGCTTCTCGCCAAGCACTGGGCAGTTCACGGCGCTGAGCAACAACGTGAAGCTCAATGGCATCGCCCGCCAAGTGGCGAGCCGGAGCACGGCCACCCTGGTGATCGAGGGCAATGTCGGCGCCACGATCACGGGCGGCGTCGCCACGGATGACCAAGGCCGACGTTGGAACCTCCCGGTCTTTGTCGTCATTCCTCCTGCAGGCTTTGTGAACGTGCTCGCCACGGCCGCCGACGAGGGCGCTATCGAGGCCGAGGCGGGAACCATCACGCAGATCGCCACACCCACACTGGGCTGGCAAAGCGTGACCAATCCAGCAGCTGCTACCCCAGGGGCTCCTGTGGAGACAGACGCGGCCCTACGTCGCCGCCAAACCATGAGCACGGCCCTGCCCTCCCAGACCGTCCTTGACGGCATTGTGGGGGCCATCGCCAACCTTCCAGGGGTGCAAGAGGTCAAGGGCTATGAGAATGACACCGACACCACTGATGGCAACGGGCTGCCTGAGCACTCGACGGCCATCGTGACCGTGGGTGGTGATCCGCAGGAGATCGCCAACACCTACTTGCGAAAGAAGACACCGGGGGCCTACACGCATGGCACCACGGTGGTCGAAGTCACGAGCGCCACGGGGATTCTCTATTTCATTCGCTACTTCGTGGCAGATGCAACGCGGATTAAGGTCAAGATCACCGTCAAGGCGCGCAGTGGCTACACGACCGCCATTGGCCTGCAAATCCAGACTATGGTGGCGGCCTACATCTCCGGCCTGGAGATTGGTGGGCGCGTGGATCAGGGCCGCATCTACGGGCCCGCGCAGTTCTACTTCGGCATGGATCCGGTGACGAACATCTTTGATCCCTTGCTCGCCGCCCAGGCGCGGACCTTCGAGGTGAACGAGGTTCTGCTCGCCATTGACCCCGCGGTCCCTGCTGATGCTGACGTCACCATCGCATTCAATGCCCGCGCTGTTTGCGATCCCGAAGACGTTGAGCTGGTGGTCGTGCCATGAGCGGGCGCACCTACAGTGTGCCCGGGTACTGGATGCCACCGGGCTACGCTTACGGCGATATTGGCGTCGACTACTCAGGACTCATCACCAGCGAGCATCGCGACAAGCCACGGTTCATGGCAACCGTGGAGGCTCTGACGAATCCCGCCCTTGACATGCAGCTCGCCTGCCAGGACATGATCTCAGGCTTCAACCTGGACGTGGCTGTGGGCAAGCAACTCGACATTGACGGCGAGTGGGTGGGCATTAGCCGCCGCATTCCGATCCCCTTGGAGAACGTCTACTTCAGCTGGGATGCCACGCCACTTCTGGGCTGGGACTCTGGGGTATGGCAGGGCTTGTTCGATCCCGATTCAGGGCTTGCAGAGCTTGGTGATGAGGACTATCGCCAGCTCATTCGCGCAAAGATCGCTGCCAATGCGTGGGATGGGACCATGGAGGGGGCAGAGCGCATCTGGGGTATTGTTTTTGCTGGGGCCCAGACCATCATCGTTCAAGACAACCAGGACATGACGATGACGCTGGGCTTTGTGGGGAATCCCCTCAACGCTGTGCAGCGCGCACTCTTGGAGGGGGGCTACTTCCCTTTGAAGCCTTCGGGCGTCCGTATCCGTTTTTACGCCATCCCCATTGATACCGGACCGCTCTTCGCATGGGATGCAGATAGCCCCGAGCTTCAGGGCTGGGACACCGGGCGCTGGGCGCAGGAAATTTCACCGTAACAGAAGGACAAAATCATGGGCTCTAGCAATATTCAAAAATTCGTACCCACTGACCTGGGTACGAATCTGCTCACCGATGCCGAGTACCTGGCCGACAGCGGCCGTATCAGCGGCAACAAGCCAGGGGTCGCTTCGTCGCGCCTCGTCAACAAGGCGCTGCGGCAGGCCTCGTTGATGGCCGCAGGCCTCGCCGAATGGGCCGCCGCCCGCCAGGCTGCGAACATCGACGACACCCTTACGCCGGCTGCGATTGCGGCGATTCTGTCCGCTGCGCAACCCTCGGCTGGCTCACGGGTGAAGGGCCTCGTGGGAAATACCGTGGGCGCCGGTTTCACAACGGCCCTCTTCACGGCGGCTGAAGTGTTGCTGCGCGATGCCGCGAGCGGCGCGTCATACCTGTTCTCGACCGTCGCGCCGCCCGCCTGCAATATCAACGCGGCGGGCCCGATCATCAATGGTCGCGATCAGGCGGCGGCATTCGGGAACAATACCTGGGTGCACTTTTTCTTCATCACCAACGGGACGCTGGTTCAAACGCTCTGCAGCTTGTCGGCAACCGCGCCAACGTTGCCAGCCGGATACACGGCAAGCGCCTACATCGGGGCCGCACGCCTCGGAACTGGCACTTTGGCCAACGTGCGCTTCCAGGGGTCGATGTCGACTTACGGTTCAAGCCAGGTCGTGCTGACCAACGGCACGGCGACGTCGATGACTGCCGTTAACGTGGCAGCGCTGGTGCCGCCTAATGCACTGAGCTTCAATGTGCTGATCCGCGATTTTGTCTGCACCCCAGCAGCCGGAACGGGTATTTTCGACGTGACGCAGACACTCGCCCCCACAGCAACCGAGAGCACTTTCCGACTTGGTTTTGGCGGCACCGGTCAATCCGCTTTCAATGAGACCACCGGCGGCCAACTTTACCCGATGCCGAATATCGGTCAGCAATACTTTTACCTGGTGGCAACCGGTGCTGCGAATCCCGTCTCATCCACCCACCACGTGAACGCGTACCAAAATCCCAACGGAGGCGAGTGAACAGCATGAAAAACGCATTCATCAACGCGAGTGGCATTCTGACCTCGCACGGCTATGCAGCTTCCAACAACAACGATCAGCTCGTGGAAGTGGCCGAGGACTTCAACAAAGAGCCCGGCAAGTGGAAGTACGTGGGCGGTCAGTGGGCTGCTTACGCGCCGCCAGTTGCCGTGCCCCACAGCGTGACCAAACGGCAGGGGCGCCTGGCTTTGCTGGACGCCGGCAAGTATCAAGCGGTGATCGACGCCATCGAAGCGCTGGCAGGCCCGGCAAGGGACCGCGCGCGCATTGAATGGGACGCCGCCACCTACGAGCGCACCTCGGCTTTCGTGGCGAGCATGGGGGCGTCTGTGGGCCTCAACAGCGCCGCCATCGACGCGCTCTTCATCCAGGCTGCGCAACTCTGACGCGCCAACAACAAAACAGGAGTTCAGTTCAATGACCATCACACTGCGCCGCAACATCGGACGGCCCCTGACCTGGGCGGAACTCGACGGCAATTTTTCGGAACTCAACGACGGTCTGCAGCAGGTGGGGCAGCAGATCGGAACGATCAACCAGGCCGTGATCGACGCCGAAGCGGCAGCTGTTACGGCCGAGGAGGCGCGCGATCAAGCCGTGGCGGCAGCGGCCATCTACGACGACATGAACGCGGCCTTCGTGCAGATGGGCATTGCCGTCGACGACATTGCCGCGCAAGTCATCGCCAATAAGAACGGACTCGCGCTTCCCACTGGTGCCACCGAGGTGGGCGTTGCCGAGGGGGGCACAGTGCAGGATGCGCTGGATGGGCGGGTGAAGCAGGACGAGCTTTCGACGCCTGCCACGGTGCCGGCCTACGCCTTCAGCGCTGCCGAGGCTCAGAGCATCTTCGACAACGCGCTACCAATGCAGAACTACACCGCCCTTCGCGCCTATACAGGCCGGGCGGCCGGGGTTCGCATCACCACGCCGGGCATCGCGGGCACCTTCCAGCGAGATGCCGCCGACACGACGAGCGCCGACAACGGCGGCACGATCATTGTGGATGCTTCCGCACGCCGATGGAAACGCATCTTCGACCAGGTTGTGCGTCTGAGTTGGTTCCAGGCGAAGGGCGACTGGAACGGGACGACCGGCACGAATGACACCGCCGCCATTCAAGCGGCCGTCAACGCCTGCAAGAACCTGTCGGTGACAGAGGTGCCGGCCGACACGAAGGTGCTGACTGGACTTCCGCTGCACATCGAGAACACGCAACTCTCGTATCTCTGCACGGCACCGATCACGATTGATCGACCCATCACCATCGTGGGCGAAGGTCAGGGCCGAGCACTCAACAGCCAGACCACGCCGCGCATCTTCTTTCAGAATTGCAGTGGTTTCAGCTTCACTCAGAACGCCTACCTCTTCGACATTCGGAACTTGCGGATCGATGGCATGAAGGTGGGTGGAATCAATCCTGAGGCTTCCGATCCAGCGTTGCGCACGTTCGGCAATGCCGCACTTGTTTTTCAGGATGGCCTGTCGCGTGGCCGCTTTGAAAACTGCCAGTTCACTGGTTTCGACATTGGCAAACTTGGAGTCAGCCCAACACCTCTGGCAAACCCGCCCGGATGGGCCGGCGCTTATAAACATTTCAACTACTGCGGCTTCTTGAATTGCACTTATTCGGTGTGCAATCTAGATCACGTCACGGACGAAACGTATGTTCAAACCTACTTCCGCTGCGACAGCACAGTCGATGGATATTTCCTCGTACAGGCGCCGATTGGCACGGTCGCCTACTGCACGATCAATTTGATTGGCTGCTCGGCAGAGGGTATCTGCAAGAAGGTCGATCCGACCACGCCGTATCTCGACTTCGCCTCGCGCGGATTCCGATTCAAGGGCCGCACCGACGTTGTGATTTCCGGTGGCTATTACGAACTGAACACATGGCTTGTTGACGCCGGCGCAACGTTGACTAGCAATGCTTGGTTGGCGCCCCGTTTCTCGGATCTTTTTGGTGGTGGCGGGTTGATCGATCTGAGTGGGTCGTTCGCCAATACCAAGCAAATTGCTTTCCCCGACTTTTCAAACGCCTACTGGCTCAAGACGAACCTCACGCGCACCGGCTTTGCACTCGTTGGTGACAACTATGCCGAGCAGTTCACCGTTGGTGCAGGCGGCACCACGTCGATGCAGTCGAACGACCTTACGGTAGATCGACTGGCGCTCATGCCTGCCCTGCCGAACGCATATCGCGAACTGTTCCTGTTGTGCGAGGTCGAGTGGCATTCCAACGCAGGCACGACCCTTTCCCTCACATGCGGGGCACGGAACGCTGACGGGACCTTCAGTTCGCCGGCCCCGGCGACCTATGCATCGCCGACCTACTACAGCGCGTCCGCTGGCTGGAAGCGAATCTTCTACACGCTACCTCTGCCCTCCTTAATCGGGGGTAAGAAGATCATCTCTCTAAGCCCCGCAATCACGATCACGGGTGCTGCAAACGCCGATGTGATTTCGATTCGGCAATGCAGGTTTTCCGTTTTGGCCCGATGAGTTTTGGAGACCATGCAATGAAACAGTTCGCTTCGATCATCAACGGTCGCATGACCGACATCGTCCCTGAATACGTAGTCTCGGGGGAGGGTGTCGACGCCGTGCTCGTGCCCATGGCCGATCGATACACACCAGAATTCATCGCGTCGCTCGTGCCCTACCACTCTGAAAATTCGCCTCACGAGCCGCCAGTTTCTCCCATACCTACGACCGTGACCATGCGCCAGGCGCGCCTCGCGTTGCTGGCTGTCGGGAAGCTTCAGTCCATCAGTGCCGCCATCGCTGTTCTACCCAGCCCCCAGAAGGAAGCCGTCGAAATCGAATGGGAATTCGCCACGAGCGTGGAGCGAACTTCTCTCATCGCGTCTGTGCTCGCTTCAGAGCTTGGCTTCGATGAGGCGTCGCTGGATCAACTTTTTATCCACGCTGCATCGCTCTGATTGCGCATGACCGCCACCACCCAACCCGCTTCGGCGGGTTTTCTTTTGCCTTGAGAATCAACACGGGCCCCACGTGGGGCCGCATCGAAGGACCACGCACATGGCAACCAATCCAATCGCCGACCTCGCCCAGCAGGTCGCCCTGCTCACGCAGACCAACGCCGCGCTGGTGACGGCGGCCAACAACGCAATCACACTGGCGCAGCAATACGCTACGGACGCCGGGGAGAGCGCGGCGGAGGCGGCAACTGTGCTCGCGGCCAGCGTGAAGACGGCAGACCTCAGTGCGGCTTCTACGGTGGCTGCTTGGGCCTTCACGGCTGCCGAGGTCCAGAGCATCGTGGACAACGCGTTGCCCATGCAGGGCTACACTGCCTTGCGTGCGTACACGGGGCGCGCCCTCGGTGTTCGGCTCACGGCGCTGGGCGTCGGTGGCGTTTTCCTCCGGGACGCGGCCGACGTCACGAGCGCCGACAACGGCATCACGGTCATCGTGGACGCCTCGGGGCGCCGTTGGAAGCGCCAGCAGGCGGGGACCGTTGACCTCGCTTGGGCGGGCGGCGACATCTCCAACGGCGTCATCGACGTGGCGCCTATTGCGCAAGCCATTGCCACGCTCTGTGACTCCGGCAAGAAGCGCTATTTGCACATCTCCAACTGGGACGGATCCTTCAATTGGGGCTCAACAGTCACTTTCACTAACCCGGGCGTGCGCATCTACGGCGACCAAGGCGGGAGCTACAACCGCGGCACCGGGAAAGACGGTTGGCTCATTGGGCAGGCTGGGCTCACGCGATTCTTTGACCTCGGCGCCTCGCGCACGACGGGCAACCCTGCCGACAACTGGCAGGTAGACGGCCTGAGCTTCAAGCAGGCAGTGGGCGTTGCAGCTAAAAGCATCGACGGGATCGCTTTCACCGCGCGCACTAACGGCCCGGATCGTGGCGCCACGATCCGGGATATCTCGGCTATTGGCTTGCGCGATGCCATCACCGTGGAGAACCCAGACATTGCGACGGTCCTGGCCACCCTGAACATTGAGGGTGGCGTTTTCCAAAGCAACCGATCAATCTTGAACGCCAAGGGTATGCTGTTCGGCTTGCGAATGGTTGGCGTCCAAGGGGAGCAGAATGCGCCGGACGCCGGCATGGCGGTCATCAACGGGTCAATCAACGGCCCGGTGACGATCACCGACAACATGCTCGAAGGTCAAGCGCGGGTGGTGTCGTTTGACATTCCGCCCGTGACGGGCAACCGCCCCGCCGTCCTGTTCGCTCGCAATTACTTGGAGGCCAACACTGGGGAGTTCGTGCTGCGTTTTCGCTGCAATGCGACGCGCTCTTACCTGGAGGTGGGGCCGAACTTCATCTCAGGCGCGCAGACCTTTGCGAACTACGTGCTCCTCGAAGGGAGCACGGGCGGCGTGGTCTTCATTAACAAGGATCCTTACCCGTTCACGCTGAAGAACTCCAGCTTGCGCATGCACTACGAATCGGTGCCGTACAACGCCAACACGCGGGGCTACGAGGTACTGCAGCTGTCGAACGATCCCACGAACCCCGTGCAAACGCCAGCAATGGGCGCCTCGTACCTCAACGAGTTGGTTCATCGGGAGTTTGTTAATTTGGCGGACGGGGCCGCAGCTTGGACGCACGGGCTTCCCGTGGCGGGCACCACAGACATGACGCCCTTCGGCGTCAGGAACGTGACGCCGGGTGGTACGAACTTGGCTGTCAGCATGGCAGTGGCTGCTGGTGATTTGGTTTGCGTGAACATCCTCATGCGGGCCAGTGAGACCACTCCGGGATCCCTCGGCATGTACGTGCGCAATGAGAGCGGAGTTCATTTGCGGGGCAGCGCGCCTAACACCACCCTGGCAACGGAACTCAACGGAAGATGGGCGCTGGTCAGCTTGCCATTCATCTCTCAAGCAGCGGCCACTTCGGTGCGCGTGCTGCTTTCTGCGGTCTCTGGCGTCTACCCGACTGCCATTGCTGGGATTACCGTTCGCAACTTCGGGGCGTTCGCGAACACTGGTGCGACCAAAGTCTTGATCGAGCCCACCGTGCCGAACGTAGTGTGACCCGCCAGGCTATAACAAAAGGAGACTCCCGCGATGGATGACTTCCTCAAAGTCTTCGGCCTGCTGAAGGAATACCTGGGCCCCACACTCGCCGTCGGCGCCGCAGCCGGTTGGTACCTCTTCCGTCAACGCAACGCCGACGCCGTGAACACGGCCAACGCCGAGGGCACGGTCGGCGCCATCAACAGCTGGAAGGAGATTGCGGCCCAAAACGCTAAGCGCGCCGACGACGAGAGGACCGCCCGCCTTGCCGCCGAAGCTCGCGCCGATGAGATCGCCAAAGAGCGGAACGCGGCGCTGCAGCAGGTGTGGGTGCTGACGGGGCAGGTCGAACTCTTAACCAAACAACTGGCAGAGCTGCAGAAAAAGGTCGCTGCCATGGAAGGGAACGGAAATGCAAAACAATGAGGGCGAAGTCCGCAAAACGCCCATGCGAACCCATCTGCGGCGGGGCTTCGAGTCTGTGATGGTGCTTTGTGGCCTGGCCGGGGGAGGCGCCTTTCTTGGCTACTACGCAGCCGTGCAGATCGAGCGCACCAACCACCTCGCCGAACTGGACCGCCTGCAGAAGGCTAACAAGGTGGCACTCGACGCCGTGCTCGGCCAGGCGCAGATGTGCGTCAACACCGCCCGCCAGGCAACCGGCAGTGCGGTAGAAGCAACCGCAGCTGTTAACGAAGCAGCAGACAAAGCGGCAGAGGCTGCTAGCAAGGCTGACAAGGCGGCCAAGAAGGCCGCAGTTGTTGCGGCCAAGGCCTCGCCGCCCCCAGCGGCTTCTGTGCAACCAGAGGTCGTCAATCGCGAGATCCGCAAGGCAAATGAGAAGCTGCGGGAACACAGCCGATGAGAATTACGCTGCTTGTCCTCTTGTTGGCAGGGTGCGCCGCGGTTCCCCCGGAAGCCCCACCTCGCCGTTGTCCGCCTCTGCCTGAACTCGCGCAACGCGCCACTGAGGCCGACCGCGCGAACCACTACGCCATCGTTATCCAACTCTACGCGCAATGCGCAGGAGCAACGCCATGAAATTTCCGCAATCGCCGGGCGAGTGGGAAGCCCTGCTCAAGGCGGCGGGTTGCCGCCCCCTCACGGCTGCCCTATGGGGGCCCATCTTTCAAAACACCATTCGCGCCGAAAGCTTCAGCAAGGGCGCCGAGGAGCTGCCTGATTTCCTCTCGACCACGCTGCACGAGTGCGGCAAGTTGGAAACCCTCAAAGAGAACGGCAAGTACAGCGCCGCGCGGATCCGCGAGATCGGCAACAGCCAGCCCCCGGGCAGCCGCTGGCGCTCCCTCGTGCCGCGCGCCGATGCCTTGGCCTACAACGAGGGGGCTTTCTTCGAGGCTGTGTACGGGGGGCGCCTGGGCAACAACTTGCCTGGTGATGGCGCCCTCTATCCGGGGCGTGGTCTCATCATGCTCACGGGCAAGGCCAACTATGCCTGGCAGGGGGAACGCAGCGGTCAGGATCTCGTGGGCATTCCAGATCTCGCCGCGCAGCCGCACTTCGCTTTGGGGTTCGCCCTGGACTACTGGGAAGGCCGTGTGCCCGATGCCATCATCGGCGACGCACGCGCCATCCGCAAGGTGATCAACGGCGGGCAGATCGGCCTCGAAGACGTCAAGGCCATTAAGGCCCGTATCGTGGGAGCGTTGAAATGAACCTCGGCCTACTCAACCCCTGGGTGTTACTGGGCCTCGTAGCCGCGTTTGTGGCCGTGGGTGGGGGCGGCTATGGGTTGGGCTCTAAAAATGGCGCAGAGGGCGTGCAAAGCCTCTGGAATCAAGTCGAACTCAAGCGCACGCAGGCCACTCTGCGCGATGCCGAGAGGGTTCGTGAAGTCAGTGATCAACTTCAGGCGAAAGCCGATGAAGAAAGGAAGAGCAATGCCGCGCTACTTACAGACATCAATCGCCGTCTTCAGCTTGTTGTTGGCGAGCTGTCAAAGCGTCCCCAGCGGCCAGCCGAGCCGACCAGCCCTGCCGCGGTTCCCAGCCTTGGAACCAGCGGTTGGTCAACAGGAGCCGGACTATACCGTGACGATGGATTGTTTCTTGCGGGGAAGGCTGCTCTCTGGCAGCACGTCCGACTGCAACGAGATACCTGCTACAAGCAATACGCCGAAGCCCAAGCCGCCATTGAAGCCCTGAGGAGCCGCCATGAACCAGCAATACCCGTTGAACCTCGCTAACGGCCAGCAAACCTTTTTGATAGCTGGTGCCCCCGGTACGAATCAGCAGGTGGTGCTGACGTGCGACACTTATCCTGGCTCCGGCACGGCAACCCTCGAATCTCGCTTGATGGGCTCGAATGTTTGGTCGCCAGTCCCAGGGGGAGTGAATCTGCCCCTACAGGGGCCACAGGTCATTTTCAACTACGGGGCCGTGGCCCAGTACCGCCTGACCCTCGCGGGAATCTCTGGGGGCTCGGGCCTTTCGGCATGGTGGTCTGATCTGCAGGGCCTCAGCTTCCCGCAGGGAGCCTTCAGCGGCACGCGTGCCCTGACCGCGCAAAGTTACACGGAAGCCAATGTCAAGAACGGAGTGCAGTTCGAGGCCAGTGCTTTGGTGGCAGCGCTTGCGGCGGGCGCCACCGTGGATACGATCTTCATCACTGGTTTGAAGCCAGTCATCGTCAAGGCGCGGCAGCTTGCTTTTGACGGCAAGGGTTTGACCGCTCGTGTCTACCGGGGGCCCACCTATACGGGTGGCACTCCAGTGCCGATCTACAACCTCAACGAGATAAATCCCGTGGCAAGCACGGTTCAAGCCCTGAGCGGCGCCGCGGTCTCAGCGGCGGGCGTGGAGTTCGGCGCCCCTACTTTCGCTATCGGCTCCGACCTCCAGGGCCAGAGTGTTCAAGGCGCCTACTCAGTGGCTGGGCAGGAACGACTCCTTGCCCCCAGCACGACCTACCTCCTCAGGTTGACCAGCACCGATCCCACGGATGCGCAGCGGGTTTCCACGTATTTGACGTGGTATGAGGGGCGCCCTGATCTGCCGCTTTAATCCCGCCGTCCTCGGGATTTACGCCAGCCTGGGTGCGCGCGTTCCATCATGTCATCGGCCTCGCGTATGGAATCGCGCATGTGCTTGCGTTCCATGGCATCCCACAGCCCGGGGAAGACGAAGACCACGATCACGCAAAGCAGGGCTAGTAGGATGGGGCCCAATGCGGCCCAGCTCATACCAACCCCACGCGCTTGCGCTTCGCGCCAGGCACCACCCAGGTGTAGCCATCGGGGTGCGGGCGGTAGAGGCCGCGCCACCACAGAGCGCCGCCCAGCTCCCCATGGGAGCCCACGAACTTGAGGCCGCCTGCCCGCTCCTCGTACCACATGCCGCCTCCCGTCACGGGATCATCGCTGGGAGCAAACCAGAGGCGCTGGTGCTCACTCGTCTTGTCTACCCGCGTGTCCCAGTAGCCACCACAAGGCGGGATCTGGTGGATGAACCACGAAGAGTAGCCAAGGCCTGTCTCGCTGTCGATCACGAGGGGCTCCGTCTGCAGAAGCCGCAGGCGCCACCTCTTTGTCTTTGGCAACGTTGCCTCTCCCTTCGGAGCTGCGTCGACGTCTTCTGCCAGTGCCACCCGCTTGCGCGGGAGGTCCATTTCCAATTGCTGAGTCATTGCTTTCCTTTCAGTTCGTTCCGTCAATCTATACCGTGGATTGTCTGATACGCGAGCCGCTCGGGCTCTTCACGATCGTGGCCGTCCCCGCAAAGCCGCCGAAGTCGTAGCTTCTGTGGTCAACGATCCAGATCTGACGGGACTCATTCCGAGCCCGCTGAGCCAGGCTCTCGAGTAGATCCGCGACTCCGCGAGGGCTCAGGCCTTGCGTAGGCTCATCCCAGACTTCCAGGTTCAGCGTCGTGCCCGTGCGGTTGCGGATGAGATCCGCAAGGCCCATGTTACCGGCGATGCGCAGCCGTTGCCCCTCTCCACCACTCCAGGCCTCCCAGGGCACGGGCTTCTCATTGTGCGGGCTCATCACGGCCACGTTGAAGCCGCGTTGAAGAGTCCCCTTTGCCGTTTCCCGATCAACCTGGAAGAGAAGCTCCCACTCGATCAATCCCAGTGCCGCCACGGCGCTGTTCACTTCGATCTCCAGTTCCGTCAATGCCTCGGCGATCTGCTGCAGACGAAGCTCCTTGAAGCCACGCACCCAGTAGCCATAGATGCTCTGGTTGTGCCGCCGCGCGTCAAGGCTCTTGTGAAGCCTCACAAGCTCCCCCTCCATTTCTGTTACCTGCTCATTGCTCTTCTCAATCATGTCGGCGAAAGGGCTGCGTGCCTTCTCCAGCTTTTCGGCCTCATCCTCAATAGCATCGAGTCTCTTGTCCTCGGCGAGCTTGTCGCGGCGCAGGCCCGCGGTAGCGTCTTCGGCCTGGCGCAATGCTTTACGTGCATCTTCAATGTGAGTCTGTGCCGCGAAGAATGCATCCTGCTTCGCACGCACCTCTTGCCTCTTGTCCTCGTAGAGGCCGCTCAGATCAGCCTCTCGGCGCTTCGCCTTGACGTAGATGGCCTCAGCATCTGCCAAGTGCTTCGCCCGCGTCTTTGCGTCGAGCTTCTGCCCGCACTGGGAGCATGCTGCGTTGTCTTCGATGGCGACGACATGATCCTCGGCATGCTTCTCGTCTTGCTCAGCCTTGGCGAGATCCCGGTCAATCTCGGCCAGCTCACGCTCTGCGCGCTGGGAGACGTCTTGCTCATCGCGGCTGGCGTCCACAAGGCTCTTGAGATCCTCGCGGGCCTTGCGCTCTTTTTTCTCGGCGGCGGTCAGATCTTCCTTGAGGGTGGAGTACTCCTCATAGGCCGCCCATTCGCTGCGTAGCTCATCCAGGCGCTTTGCCGTGCTCTTCAGCCACTCCTTGTGCTGCGCCTTGAAGTCCGTGCGCTCCAGCGCTGCGAGGGCGCCCTCGACTTCGGACTCACGGCGCTCGAGTTGGCGGATCTCCGTGTCTTCGGCGGAGGCCATCTTCGAGGCTTTGCCAGATGCATCAAGCCAGTAGTCCAGGCCCATGACGGCAGAGAAGAGCGCCGCCTTGGGCTCGGCCTTGAGATCCAAGAACATGGGCTGGTTCTGCGCCATCATGATCGCGCTCAGCCACGGATCGTAGTCCAGGCCCAACCAGCCCATGAAGAAATTACGCTTGGCCTTGTCGAGATCCTCGAAGTCGTCAGGGTTGGCGGTGGAGTAGAGGCGCCACTGATTGGGCTTCCACGAGCGCATGAGGGTGCACTCCTCACCGCTGGGCGTGATGAAGTCGAACTCGACCCGCGTGCCTTTGGCGGCATCCCAGTTTCCCACTTCGCCTGCCTTGAGGCCCCGGCTGGTCTTGCCGAAGATGCACCAAGTAAGCGCCTCCCAGAGGGATGACTTACCGGCGCCGTTGCCTTCGAGCTGGGGCTCGCGTTCATTGAGTCCCTGCATGAAGTAGAGACCAGGGGCCTGGGGAAAGACAAACTCCGCAGTCTTCTTGAAGCTGCGGAAATTGGTAATGCGTAATGCGACGGGGATCATTCGAGCCTCTCCCTCTTCCTGGGCTGAGCGGCTGCGATGGCAGCGCGCATTGCGGCCTCAGGCGTGGGGCCCTGGCCGTGGTGATGGCTATTGGCGAGCCTGGCGCACCACCAGGAGCCGTCAGCTTTCCAACGAAAGACTCCCGCCATCTGAGGCAGGAGATCGTCGGGCTCTTCTTCGATGAGGAGGGCTTCTCTCATAAATTGCACCATGAGCAGCCACCTGCATTGTCTTCTTGCTGGTCTCTCCAGCCAAATGGATCGAGGTCGTCTTTCCCGCTAAGAATGGCGTCGACGTCGTGCGGCCAGAACTGGCTCAGATCTTGATCTGGCCGAGCCCACTTCACGACCTGCACGATCTCGCCAAGCAGTGCGAGGTTTGCCCGCCCTTCTGGATCCCTTGCGGTCATCTTCATTGAACGTGGCCCTGCCAATACGCACGGGAAGCAGCCGACCCTCTTGTGCCCCATCTTGTAGAGGGGGTTGAGCTTGTCTCCCCGTTTGCGTGCGAACTCAAAGATCGCTGATGTGCTCATGCTCACAATAGGGAGCTGGACGGAAACCTTGGCGCAGCTCTTGGGGCACTCACCACTGACGTCGCCCATTTCATACAGATCGTTGTTCTCCAGATGCCCGTAATTCTTGCGGCGATCATTGCTCTCGGCTGCCCGCATTCCCAGATAGACAAGGAGGTGATCCTTGTCTTCTTGTCGGGCCAGCCAGCGAAACCAGGGCCCGGTTTTCAGCTGTCGAGTGCAGAGTCTGGCCTGGCGGCTGGGGAGCATGGAGTTCTGCAGCATCACGTCCGGGACGTCCTCGTACTGCTCACTATGGATGTCGATGATCTTCACGCCGTAGCGCTCTTCCATGTACTTCATGTGTGCATAGGTCAGCGAGTGATCAAAGTTCGTTCTCTGGTGGACGCCCAGAACTCTGTCGGCGCCGAAGCGGTCAACCGCTAGGGCCAGGCAGACCTGAGAATCCTTGCCCCCACTAACGGGCACAAGAATGCGTGAGTACGTTTTGCGAATGGGGAAGGCTTCGAGCGGCCCTGCAATGGCAAGAGTCATAGCCCAAACGCCGGATGCTTGACGACCTCAGCAAGAGCCTTGACGACGGCATCTTGCACGCGTGCTTTCGCAGTGATGGGCGATGCCTCGGACCCGGCCAAAGCAGAAGCCGTGTAACCCAGGTCGACCTGGATCTCGAAGCGGAGATTGCCCATGGTCGTCGGCGTTTCGACCACCACCGTGCGGTAGCGTCCTGCGTTGCCGATGACCTCAATGTGGATGCTCTTGATTGTCATAGTGTTCCGTCCGATTGAATGATGTATTGAAAGCCGCGCACGCGGAGGTAGTCGAAGGCGTAGCCAATGTCGCCGTCGAGTTCATAGGCGCCGATCTCACGCCAGGCGATCTCAATGCCCCACTCCCAGGCTTCGTAGGCGCAAAGCTCAGGGGCTTCCCAGCGCATGAGGAGGGCCACAGAGGCTTGCACAGCGAGATAGAAATGATCGAAGGCCGTCAGCTCTGCGCGGATGCGATCCACGCTCACGCCGGGCCCTTTGAGCCGCTGCCACCAGACCCGCCACACCTCGCCTACCCAGTAGAACCGGTCCGCGTTGCGCACGAAGTACTTAGGCCCGTCTTTCATAACTTCACATCCTCAAATAAGTTGAACCCTACGACGACGAGATCGCCCTTATTTCTCGGGATCGCTGGAGAGTGGAGCTGAGGTTCGGTCTGGTAGTCATAGTTTGAGTTTGGGCTTTCCCAACCCTCACTGGCACTTTCGATGGCAGTCTTGTAGATGCCGCGTACCCAAGCGGCTGCGGCCAAAACGGCCGTTCTCCTCGACAGAAACATGCGAGGTGGCAGCTCTTTCTTTGGGTCTCCCCAGCGGTCAAGTTTGGCCGTAGGTTCCCACTTCGTGTAGTGGCCGTGAGTCTCCGGCATGAGTTCCTTCGTAGCCACGTGGCGGATAGCGTAGAGCTTCATGATTCGATCACCTTCATTCCGAGTTCAAGGGCGAGGCCTCCCAATTCCTCGGCTTCCACGAAGCGCGTGAGGGCCTGGGAGGGGCTGTAGGTGGCCTGCCGCGCAGCTGAGCTGAGACTGCGCTCCACCTTCTCCACGATCAGCTCAACACCGGCGATAACGACTTCGTAGTCCCGCAGCATCGCCACGGCATCGCGGCGGATCTTTGCCCAGCCATGTTTGTCGGCTTCGCTCATTTTGATGCGGAGCTTGACCTGATCACCTTTGCGCAATTTGGCGCGAGCGAGATCTCCAGCCACGAGCCGATCACGCACGACCAGCGTGACGCGCTGCAGCGTCTTGAAGTAAAGGTTCACCGGATTGCCGCCGCGCTCCAGCAGCACACAGCGTGGGGTGAAGGCATCGCCGAAGTGCACGTGGTAAGGGCTCCCCACGTATTCGACGTTGCCAATGGTCTGGGGCACGTGAATGTCGCCGCTGTAGACCTTCCCAGCATTCAAGGCTGGTAGATCCTCGCCCTCCATCTCTTGGCCGTTGCTGGACACGGAGCCCTTCACGGTCTGATGCATGAAGAGAAACTCGTAGTGGCTGAAGTCGAAGCCCGCCCAGTCCTTGGCAGGCTGCTTGCTGTAAGGCAGGAAGAAGGCGGAGGGGCCCTTGACGTCTGGATCCTCGAAGGGCGTCGTAATGAACTTCACGCGGCCACCGTCGAGCTTGTCGAGGAATCGGAAGTACTCCTGGCCATCGAGCAGCCAGTCATGGTTCCCCGTGAGGATCTTGATGTCCGGCACCACCTGGGAGAGCTTCCACAGGTTCTCCACGATGGCATTCACAAGATCCGCGTTGTGGTTGTCCTTGGCATCGGTGAGATCGCCCAGGATGTAGAGGCTCTTCACCTTCTCCGCCCTCGCTTCCTCGATCAACCAGGGAAAGAGAGAGAACCTATAGGAGGTTGACTCGCTCGCGACGAGGTGCAGGTCGCTGGTGAGCAGACATGGGTATTGCATGTTGGTGGATGGCAAGAAGTTGTTTGAAGGCTGGCGTGTCGATCCCAGCAGCTACGGTAGCCATGGCATCAGCGAGGTGCTCGTTGTCATTAGTGAGGCGCCCCGCTGGAAGGCTGACCGTGATGGTTTCCTTGCTCCCAGGGGCGAGTGGGCGTTTCACAGTGGCGCGGCCAGTGGCTCGCATCCATGGGGCCTCAGGCCAATGTTTTTCTGCCCAGGCTATGACCTCGGCCTTGCTAGCCCCCTTCTGAACCTTGCGCCCAGCCACGGCCGCTTTCACTTCCATGGGGCTCACTTCGATGATGGGGATGGAGCAGGAGGCCAAGACGCCTACGGCGATTCCCAAGGAATAGGCAGCCGTGGCGCTCTGGGTATTGCCTCCTGGGATCTCAGCGAAGGCCACCTGAGCACCGTAGCGGCCAATGGCTTCGTGGAGGGCCTCGTGAAGCTCCTGAGCGCGCCTCAGGCGGTCACTGCTCACCCGCACGGCTTTCCCCTGATCCTTGGCGGTCTGTGCCAGTCCCAGGCCGATGCATTCAATGCTCTTGAGGCCCCCGAGGCTGAGATCCACCTCGACAAAGGCAAAGCCCATGTTGGTGAAGCCCACGTCGATACTGAGTCCTTTGACTTTCATCAAGAGCCCTCCGGCCACTGGATGGCAAAGCGGCGGGCGGGAATGGCTTTAGGCCGGTCGATCTGGTCCCATATGGTAGGAGCTTGACCACCAGCGGCCACCTTGAACTCGTAGTCGCGCAGGATCTCGTGGGCGCCATCGATGCGCTCGATCATCTTCGTGTTGGCCTCAATGGCTTCGCGCAATTGGCTCATGCGCTGCTCCACAGCTGCCTTGAGGTAGTCGATGCCCTGTCCCTTGAACAGCAACGCGTTGCTGCGCCTCACGAGCTGACTGAGCGTCCGGCGCTGCTCCGTGAGACTTCGCACGTGCTCGGCTCGATGCTCGGCCAGCATGCGGAACGTATCCTCTACGAGGTTCAAGCCCTCGGGCGCTTGAGTCAGCACGGCAAGAAAGACCGTGGCAAGGAACTCACGGGCCCACGCCATTTTGGGGTCGGCAATAGCGCTCTCCAGGCCGCTGTCGTAGGCCGCCCGCTCCTCCGGGTCGCTGAGGATGCGATAGGCCTCATTAACGCGCGCCTGGGCCTCGTGGCTGCCGCCTTCGCGATCCGGGTGTGCCCGGCTGTTAGCGCGACGCCACGCCGCCTTGATCTCGCCGAGCGTGGCGCTTTCTTCGATGCCCAGGACTTCGTAGTGGTCTTGCATGTCAATCCTTCGGGGCCTTGGGCTTCGGTCCAGGGCCGACCTCCTTGAGGGCCTTCAGTGCGACCAAGTCAGAGAGGAGGTGAGGGTCTGGAACGGCGCGGAAGCAAGCGGCTAGAGTTTCGACTCCGCGCCGTGCATCATGCTTGTCTCTGAAGCCCTGCGTGATCTGAGCGACGAGCAAGCCATTGGCCGCCATGATGCGGACATTCACCACGGGCGTGCCATCGGCGTAACGGAAGGGATTCCCGATCTCGCCAGTGCCTCCTACGACACGCGTGGGAGTTGACCAGTAGTATTCGATAGTCGGCAGCTTGGTTTTGGCTTTGGGCATGAGGTTCTCCAGAAAAGAAAAGGGGACCGAAGTCCCCTAAATATACGCAAGCGCGAAGCTCTTGCTTATTTCAGCGGTGGCAGGCCGAGGCGGGCGCGCACGATCGGGTCCGTGTATTGCGGCTTGGCGACTTCAGCCGATGCCACGGAAGTGCCACTCAGGGCAGCTTCGGCACGCTTGGCCGAGCCTTTGTCCTGGCAAGGCGTTCCTGCGGCTTCCATGGCGGCCTTGATCTCCGGCTTTTGGCAGAGGCGGGCGCGGGCAGCATCGGCAAGACCGGCGGCACGGAGGGCTTCGGCGTCATAGCGGATGTCGCAGTTGTTGTCCGTCCATGTGGTGGCAAAGCTGATGCCGATGGCTGCCCCCTGGCCACCGCCGCTGGAAGAGCCCATGCAGGTACCGTTCGTCGATGTCAGAGGCGCCGCATAGGCCGTGGCAACGGGGTTGCGCTCCTGAGCTGGGGCCACGTAGACGTCGCCCTTGGCGCCCTCGACAGAGACTGTCACGGCGCCGCCGCTGAGGGAGTTACCGCCGCTCATCGAGTTCGCGTTGGATGCGCCGCCCGTGGCATTGCTGCGCGCCGACTGGCTCTGCCCCTGCGCCTGGCCTTGCTGCTGGCCCTGAGCCATGTTGTTCGTGTTCTTGATGTTGTTCGAGCTATTGCCCGAGCCCACCACCGCGGCGCCTGCATTGGCCTGTGCGGCTGCATTGGCTGCGGCTTGCGCAGCGGCCCCTGCAATGCCGATGCCCACGCCAGTTCCACCGGCACCGCCTGCACCCCCGGTGCCACCAGCGCCGCCGCTGCCGCCCGTGGAGCCGCAGCCGTTGGTTTGCTGGCCCACGCCACAGCCGCCATTGCCACCACCGTTGTTGCCCGGCGTTGCGCTGGCCATGCCGACGAGGGCAAAGGCGAGCGCCGCGAAACAAAGAATCTTCTTCATGATGCACTTCTCCAGATGTAGAGCCAAGCGGAATTGCCCAGCGGAAAGCCCTCGGATGGAAGGCTTTGCGCTGGGCGCTCAGCGCAGGAAGTGCTTGTAGTAGGCCTCGAAGGCGAAGAAGGCCAGCATCGTCATGAAGAGCGTGCCCGCCAAGATGCGGGTGACAACCCACGTCCACCAGGGACCGTGGTCCTGCTTCTTCTCTTGCTTGCTCACGTAGCGAAACGGTGGAGCATTGAAGTCTCCGAAGTCCGTGTGCTTGAATTTCCGGTGTCCCATCTCGTAGCCCTCGTTGATTGCGATGGCTCGATTATATAAAGATTTTACGAAGTGCACGTAAATATTTCTTCAGGGATCCGCCACAGGCTCAACGAGGTCGCTGGGCCCCTCCTTGCCCTCGAAGAAGATGACGCGGCCATCATCCTCGTGGGCCACAAAGCCATTGCTGAGCACCCACCGCCAGCCATCAAAGGCGCCTGGGCCACGATCCAAGGCCACCCGAACAACGCTGCCATCTCGGGTTCGCCATTGCTGATTGATTCGGATGTCCTTGGTCATGGCTCATCTCCTAGTACTTACGTGCCCTGGGGAGGAAGTCCGTCTCAATGCGCGACCATTCGCGCTTCAAGATCTTGTTGAGCTGCACGCGGACTTCGCGCATCTCATCGCCGCCTACGTTGCGCAGCTTCTGCAGCCGCAGCTTGTAGCCAGCCTTGCTCATGTCGAGTTCCGCTTCCAGCACGTCGGCAAGGCCCACGCTGAGAAGCCACTCCACCCCGGCTGTCAGGTCGTCGATGCCGTAGCCGAAGATCACCGGGTAGTCGGCGCTGCGGAAGGGCAGGCCCACCTTGTTCTTCTTCACGCGCAACTCGACGTCCATGCCGATGACGCGCTCGACGCCACGGATGGTCCGCTTGAGCTTGTTCTTCTCGCGCAGCCACAGGATGTGGGAGGCGTAGTAGTCAAGGGCCTTGCCCCCACTGCGCGTCTTCGTTTCGCCGAACGTGACGCCGATCTTGTCGCGCAGCTGGCTCACGACGATCAGGATGCAACGCTGGCTCTCGATACGCTCCACGAGCTTGCGGAAAAGTTCGCCGAGCTTCTTGGCCTTCTGCGTGCCGTAGGTGTTCGTCTCGTCGATGCCTCGCTCCATCTCGGCGTCATCGCTGAGCGCATCCAGGCTGTCGAGCACGTAGATGGAAGGCACGTCCTTGTTCTTGTCAAGAAACTCGACCATGTCCTTGTACCAATCTTCGATGGTGCGAAGCGGCACGCCCTTCTTGTTGAACTCCACGCGATCCAGGGGCAAGCCCAGGGCCTCGGCGTAGTTCTCATCGAAGGCCGACTCGGACTCCGCGTAGCGCGCCGCACCCTTGGCGTAGCGCATGCAAAAGTTCGTGATGGCTTCGATGGCGAGGAGTGTCTTGCCGGCGCTGCGATCCCCCACGATGTTCACCACACGGCCCTCGGCGTAGCCACCGCCGAGGGCGCAGTCGATGAGCTGGGCGCCGCTGCTGATGAAGTCGACGCCCTCCTTGTCCATGGAGGCGAAGTAGTTGGGGGGCGTGGGGGGCAGATCTCCTTCGTCGATATCGATGCGCTCGCGCTTCTTGGGCGTGGGCTCAGCGGCAAGTGCCTGTCTCTTGCGAGCAGGCACTTTAGCCGCAGCTTTCTTTGCTGCTGCGGCCATGGCTTAGTCCTCCCGACGACGGCGGGGGCGATCCTCGTCATCGCTTTCGCGACGGCGGCGCATCTCCCCCAGCTTGTCGTCATCGTCATCACGACCCCGGCCACGCGGACGATCTTCATCGTCCTTCACGCGCTCACGCCGCTCGCTCTTCTTGAGCTTCATTTCTTCGCAGATCCAGTCGGCCAGGTCTTCGGTGTCCTTGGCATCCTTGGGATTGATGTCGAGATCCTTGTCTTCGATGAGATCCTCGAGTTCCGACTTGGTCATCTCATGCACGCTCTCCCACGTCGGTTCTTCGGGCTCGTCGTTGCGGCCACGAGATCCACGATCGTCGCCGCGCGAGCGGCTGCCGCGGTCATCGTCATCGCGCTCAGGGCGGCGACTGGAGCGGCTGTCCCGATCGTCATCACGACCCCGGCCACGCGGACGATCTTCATCGTCATCGCGGCGGCTGCTGCGCTGCGCCGTCTTCGCGCCGAAGCTCTTGGCAATGTCGTCGTAGCTGAAGATGACGAGCTGATCGAGGAGCGGGTTGTCCATGGCGTAGTCGAGCCATTCAGCTTTGCCCAGCGGGCTCTCGCGCCGCGCAATAGCCACGCCTTCGTACTTCGTCTTCAGGCCCGTGCCGTTCTTCTCGAACTCGACGTCGAAGCCTTCTTCAGGATGGTCGATCTCCAGCACCTGCCCCGTGCCCTTGTCCTGGCTGACCTTGATGATGTCGTTGTCCAGGGTCCAGGGCATGGCCCAGGCCTGCACGCCTTCCTTGGGCTTGTCGCGGTCGACCACGTAGACCAGCGTGCGGCGCTTGGGCTCGAGTTCCTTTGCGTACTCGTCGTCGCCATCGTCACGGGCACGTGCGCGCTCTTCGCAGATCGGGCAGGGGAGCCCCGCGCCGTTCTGCTTGTTCGGGCAGATATAGGTCTGCCTGTCGGCGCCCACGCCATAGTGCACGTAGAGGTCAAGGCCGTAGTGATCCGCGCCCTTCCAGGTCGGCGGCAAGATGCGCACGCGGTTATCGCCGGCATTCACCTTGAAGGTCTTGAGCTTGGAATCCAGGTACTTGTCAAAGTCCGTGTTTCCCCGCTGGCTGCGGCGCTTGGTGGCCTCGGGATCGCGGCGCTCGTAGCTGTAGCCGCTGGAGGATCCCGAAGAGCGCCGCGAGCCACGGTCATCATCGTCATCATCGCGACTGCGGCGGCCACCACGATCGTCATCGCGACTGCGGGAGCGGCTGCCGCGGTCATCATCCTCGTCGCGGCCACGAGAGCGGCTACGAGGTTCGTCTTCTTCACGGGAGCGGCGCCGGGGTTGGTCGTCGTCCTCTTCGCGCGACCGGCGCGATCCCCGGTCCGTATCGCGTTCGCTGTAGCGGCTCATTGCTGTTTCCTTTTCATTCGGGTTTCGTATTCGTGCTTCGAGCGGAAATAGGCGGCGCTGCACAGACGCACGCCTAGGTAAAGCGCACCCAGCCCGAGGACTGAGTAGGCGCAAACTTCAATGAAGGACATTAATCCCCCGTTCTTCTGCGGCTACGAACTGGTGTGTCCGTGGGCGCGGCCTCTTTGATCGAGTCCAGCGCCCTCTGTGCGTTGCGGTCGCCACGGGACTCACTTCGGCGTTCCTGAGGGCTCCTGGCCACGGCAGAGCGCAGGCTGAAGTACTGGGAGCCGTAGAGGTCGGCGAGGGTCTTAATACTGTAGCCCCGCTGTCTCCAGGCCTCCAGCAAGTTCGACCATTCCTCATGCTGAGCCCGTGCGCTCTGGTAGGCCTCCCATGAGGCGATGCGCGCGGGATCACGGGCCACCTTGGCGGCGCGCAATTCAACCGTCAACTTGGGCTCATCCTCGCGCAGCTCTTCGCCAAGGCGCCCCTCGACCCGCGCAAGCTTGTCTTTGGCAGCGAGCATTGCCGAGTTGAGGAGCACGACTTCCCGGCTGATGCGCTCTTGCACGTCAGCCTGAGCTTCCAGCTCATCGTCGAGGCGGTGCTTGTTCAGCACTAGCATCGAGCGGTATTGTTGAATCGTTGGCATCTAGGCTCCTTTCGTCCTATCTATACGCTCAGTCGTAGAGGAGCTTGCCGCAGGCCAAGAGGATCGGGCCCATCTTGTCGGTGGGATTGCACGGCTTGCTGAAGGCACCCAGGACGTCGAGGAGCCTGGGCACGTCCTGCTTGTTCTTCGGTTTCAGCAGCACCGCGGACACGTAGGTCGTGACCATGATGCGGATACTCTCCGGCTGTGCATCTTCGATGGCGCCAAGGAGACCCACGACTTCGCCCCAGTTCGGACGGCCCCAGCAAAGCAGCTTGCAAAGCTCGAAGATCTCCGGGCTTTCCAGGGCGCTTTGCAGTAGCTCGGCGGCCTCCTTGATGTCGTCGCAGTCGTGCACCTTGGCGAGCATCGTCAGGGCGCCGCGCATGCTTCCCTCGCAGGAGTCAGCGATGAGGTCGATGATCCGCTCGTTGGTCTCGTAGCGCTCCTTGTCACAAACATCTTCGAGGACGTCGATGATGTCGTCGCGCTTCAGCGCCGCCAGGCTGTAGGCCGAGCAGCGCGTCACAATGGCCTTGGGCACCTTGCCTGGGTCAGTCGTGCAGAAGAAGAAGAAGACGTGCGGCGGCGGCTCTTCGGTGATCTTCAGCAGGGCGTCCCAGGCGTTTTTGCTCAGGCGATGGCACTCATCGATGATGACGGCTTTACTCGGGTTGGCGCCGAAGCCGTTGTAGCGGAGGCTCGACGTCAGGCTGCGCACATCGTCGACGCCGCTCTCGCTTGCCGCATCGACTTCGATTAGGTTCATGGCATCACAGCCACACTCGGCGGCAATGATGCGGGCCAGCGTCGTCTTGCCAGTACCAGCGCCACCACTGAAGAGATAGGCGTGAGGGCGGGCCTTGCTCTTCAGCGCGGCCTCAATGCTCTTGACGATGGCTTTCTGGCCGACGACAGCCGAGAGCTTGCGGGGCCGATACTTCGTGTGGATGGGCTCACTGGGTGCCCCCGTAGTTGCTGATGAATCGGGCTCGAGTTTCTCTCTTGGCATTCTTCTTCCTTTCGGCCCGGACGTGGGCATTGTGGTTGCTGGTGATGGTGCGGGCGTGCTTGAGCATGCCGTCGGAGCGGTCAGCCGTCGTCATCACGACGCGGCGACTCGTCTTCTCCACGATGGGGATGGCGGTGGTGCACTTGGCGATGAGGTCCCAATCCTTGCGGAGAGGGACTTCCCAGAGGGCGAGTTGCTTAGGCATGGTCAGCGGGCCGCAGCGCGGCGCAGCTCCTTCTCGTAGGGATTGGGGGTGTTGAACAGCTCGTGGCTGCGGTAGACCTTGATCTCCTTCAGCTCGTGCCAGCGTGGGCCCGTCGAAGCCTCCACGATAAGTGGGACGTTGATGTAGTCGAAGCGCGGCTTGCACATCTCGCGGGCGATGACGTCGATGCGCTCCAGGTGGTCAGCTTGGGGCAAGATGAAAGTCAAGTCATCGTGCACATTCAGCTCAGGCTGCTTGTAGGCATCGCCCTCTGCCGTGGCCTGTTCGCTGAGCACGCACATGGCCTCGCCCACGATGTCGAAGGCCGTGCCCTGGATCGGGTGGTTGATGATCTGGTTCTTCGTCATGGGGCCGCGACGCTTGCGGCCTCCCAGCGTTTCCACGTAGAGGGTCTTGGAGTACTTCGTCATGAGTCCCTCCTGCCACTTCTTCACCTTGCGGAACGTGTCCCAGAACTCGCTGGCGAGATCCTCGGCGACGTCTTCGGGCAGGTGGAGCTGCTCGGCACACGAGCGCACAGAGGATCCGAAAAGCTGAGGGAACACCCAGCCATTCTTCGCCTCTTGCCGCAGCGTCTTCAATCCCTTCTCATCCCAATCCACTTCAAAGGCCTCGACGATGTAATCCTTGATCTCTGGGTAGAGGTCGACCATGCGCTGGGCCCAGAACTGGTGAACGTCGTAGCCAGTCCAGCAGGCTTTGACCAGCTCAGGATCCTCGCTCGCCATGCCCACGACTCGGAACTCAATCTGGCCGTAGTCGAGCGCCGCCATGATGTGGCCGTCAGGCGCGTAGATCATGCCCCGCACTTCCTTGTGCTTGCGCTTCGGGAAGTTCTGGACGTTGGGATCCTCGCTAGCCAGGCGCCCGGTCTCGGCCACCATGGAACTGTACTTGCTGCGGATCTTGCCGTCCGGGCAAACGATGCGGCGGCCCAGCACCGGCTCGATGTAGGTGCTCTTGAGCTTGGAGGCACCGCGATGGGCTAGGACCAGGGGCGCACTGGGCACTTCACTCGCCGGTATCTTCGAGAGCGCTTCTTCGTCCGTCGTCATGCGGTAGCCCTCACGTCCCCGCTCTTCGACTCGAACCTCGGGACGGCCAAGGATCTTGTCCATGAGGTAGAGCACGTGGTCAGGGTTGCTCGCCTGGAACGTGCCCTTGCGCTCCATGAAGCGCTGGATCTCAGGAGTGCGGCGCAGCTTGGCCTCGATCTTGTCGATATCGTCTTCGAGCTTGTCGCTCATAGCCTGGGCATACTTGAAGTCGACTGGCAAGCCCTTGGCTTCGGTGGCAATGAGCGCCGGAGCCAGGCGCACCTTGCGGTCGTACTCACGGCGATTCTCTGCGTTCACCATGGGCTCAAGGTGATCAGCCAGCTTGTCCGTCCACTTCGTGTCCAGGCCGTTGTACTTCAGCGTTTGCTTGATGGGGTACTCGAGCATGCGCCTGACGTCGATATTGCTGAGCTTCTTCACGTCGAAGCCAAAGTGCATCAGCGTTTGGATGCCCAGGCCCTTGGTGCCACTGCGCTCGTCAAGCGTGTGCGCCATCGCCATAGTGTCATCCCACTCGGTCAACCAGAGGATGGGCTCGCCATAGATGAAGTAGAGCCACTCCAGCTCCATGGCGAGGTTGTGCACGCGCTTGCGTCCACTCGCCATGATGTACTCGCCAAAGAGCTGACTGACCTTCTTGCGGCGAGCGTCGGTGCCCCAGCCCTCGGGGTGATCGATGGCAAAGGCCACGGTGCGCTTGAAGGTGCCGACAGCCGCCATGTAGATCAGCGGCTTCTTCACGAAGTAAGGCCGCAGGCCGCTCGTCTCCAGGTCAAGTGCCGAGTGCTTCTCACTTGCGAGATCTGCGAGAGCACGCTCCAGGCGCCCCATGTCTCCCTGCTCATTCCCCGTGATGATCTCAATGCCGTCATCGTAGGGTGCGCGATAGACCTTGGCAGGCTTGCGCTCGCCGCTCTCCACGTCGCTGGCCAGCTGCAGAGCCTTGGCAACGTCGAATTCGATGGCGAGTTCATACTCACTCTTGCCGAACGACTTCTTTTTGAAGACGAAGTTCGGATAGAGGGTGGGCACGCAGTAGCAAACGTGTTTGCCGATCTGCACCTGGAAGACGGATCCGCGGTGCGGGATGGCATTCGACGTCGAGCCGGTCACCCACTTGAAGGGGGCATCCCCGATCGTCACGATGACCACGGGCTCTGTGGCCTCGATGTCGGCGACGATGCGGGGGCGGCAGCACTCGATCTCCTTGACCGTCTGCTCGCCTCGACACTGCGTGATGAAGTTGGAGCGCACATCCTTGCGCATCACCTTGGCGCCGAACTTCGAGTAGATCAGATCCCCCGCCTTGTCGGTCCAGTGGTTGTTGTCCTCGTCCTCTTCTTCGCTGGGCGCGGCGCCCAGAAGATAGATCAGCGGGCTCTTGGCGCCGCTAGGCTCCATCTTCGGCGTGATGAGGTCGGGATTGTCGTTGTGTTGGCAGACAGAGCAGCCAAGCTGCTGAAGGCTTGCGATAGGGATGACAGCGGATGCCTTCTTCCCGCTCGCCGCCTTGGGCTTCTTGGTGGTCTTCGTCTCGTTGTAGAAGAAGCTCACGGCTTTACTTCGAGCAGTGCGCAACGATGTGAGTGAAGGCGAGATCCTTGTCGGCCATTATGACGACACGATCCGTGAAACCCAGCAGCGCGCAGCTCTTGGAAGCGCGGATGATGAGGGCCGGGTCGACGTGAAAGGGCTTGTCAGGGTCACCGTCGCCGCTTTCGTACTTCATCTCGTCGTCGGCCTCACCCATCGGAGAAGTCGAGAGGAGCTGGATCGTGTCGACGCCGAGCGTGACCTTCACGGCCTTGTCGTCTTCGCTGCCGAGCACCAGCATGGCGCGGCCAAAGGCGGACTCCCAGGAGTCGGGGATGGGGAAGAGCTGATCCTTGAGGCCCTTGAGCTTCACGTGCTTGCCCATCATCGTGGGGAAGTCGAGGGGCTCCAGATCCACGGGGGTCTTGCTGAAGAGTTCAGCGGCTTCGCCGAAGGTGGCGAAGAGGGCACCGCCCAGCAGGAAGAGCTGGATCTTCTCGGCGGGGAAGGCACGCGAGAGGCTGATGAGCTGCTCGCAGAAGAAGCGGGGCAGGATCACCGGCGTGTCGCCGGGGAGGCGGATCTCGCTGCTGGTCTGATAGCGGCTGATCGTGAAGTTGTCCGTGCTGAAGAGGAGGGCTTCGCCGTTGTCGTCGCTGTCCAGGGTGACGCCCATCTGCGCGGGGTGCGTGGGGTCGTTGTTAACGCTCATGAGGCATCGCTCAATGCCCTTGAGGATGCTTGCATCAATCGTGATGGGGGCATCCTTCTTTGCGTTGACCTCAGGCGGCTGGTAGGGGAAGTCCTTGAGCTTGAGGGTGGGGAGCTTGACTTTGGCGCCGCGCCCGCTCGACATCACCAGTTCTTCGTTGGGTCCGGTCTGGAGAGCGATCTCGTCGCCGCCGAAACTGCCAAGGCCTCGGATGAGCAGGTCACCGGGAACGCAGCGCCCCACGTCAGCTTTGCAGCGCACCGAGATGGCCGAGATGTCGTTGTAGGCCGTCGCGTATTCGCCGTCGAAGCTGATGTGCGTCAGCGCTGGGATGTAGGCCGCCGTGGCCAGGGCTGGGCGCACGAGGTTGGCTGTCTTCAGGATGAGTTCGCGTTTGATGGTGGGCATGGCTTTTCCTTTCAGTTGTAAGCGGCTTCGAGATAGCGGAGAGCTGGGTCCAGGCCGGTGACGATCACCGTGGCGTGGTACTGCAGCCACAGGCTGAGATCCTTGTCGTACTGCATGGAGGCATTGACGACGATGATGGGCTTGTGCTGCTCCCAGGCGAAGAGGATCTCCATGCTCGTTCCCACGCTGGGGAAGGCGTAGTAAACGATGACCGCCGAGGCTTCGAGAATGTCCGCCTTGTCGGCCTCCACGACTTCTTTGGCAACGCCCGGCTCGTGCATGCGACCGCGGGCATCACGGCGCATGGGATCGATCACGCCGCCGCTCCACTTGGCGGTGACATACTTGCGCCAGTTGTTGCACTCGGCGTCGCTAAGCCCATGAATGGGGCCGCAGAGATAGAGCTTCTTGTTCACTTGGTTTCCTTCACGGGTGGGATGATGTTCTGCGGGCTCTGCCGCGCATGACTCTGTGGATCGACGTAGAAAAAGAATGAAACGAGAACGTGGGGGAAGACGTGGGCGCTCTGGGTGTAGCCGTTGGTCCTGCTTGCAAGGTGGCTGGCATCAAGCCCGGCGAGGAAGATCTTCATCGTCACCCTCCAAGGTCTCCCGAAGATTGCGCCCCAGGTTCAAGAGGCCTGCGAACTCTTCAACGGCGCGAGCGTCACGGTTGATGATTGGGGCATAGGCTCCTGAGGGGACTTCAATAGCCATGGCTTGCCGTTGGCTCTTGACGTACTCCACGAAGCTCACGAGCACGCGGTCGACTTCAGCCGCTCTTACTGCGGCTCCCCACCCGCTTGAGTGCCACGAGTTCGCTGCTCCGACTACCAGAAAGACTTTCATATATGGGGAGGCGCTGGAGGCCTGTTAAGCAGATAAAACTATAGAGGGTGTGTTTGTGCTCTGCCATCCGCAACGCTTTCTCATAGCCATCATTTTCGCTGGCATAGTTCGCGTTGCCTGATGCAAGGTAGACGCGCATCAGCTTGCCGCCTTGACGGTTGGGGTGTGGCGCAGGGCTATACGGGTTATGGCCGCCTTGAGCCGCTGTTTGCGTTGGGGCTTGGTCTCCTTAAGCACGGCCACTCGCAGGACGCGCACGTGCTCGCGTGCACCTGGAGGCAGTTCGCTCAGATCCATCCCGAAGAGAAGACCCAAATCGAAAACACCGCTGGGCTGGAGGTTCGTGGTCACTTTCACGACCGCGCTGATCTTGGCAGGCTTCTGCTGCCCAACCAGCTCTTCTTTGCTCAGTCCCGCAGCCTCGGCAATGCGGCCTATTTGTTTGTCCATGACGCCGAAGAACTCCTCAGCTTGGGCCGTATCTTCTTCACCGGTTCCGAAGGCTTCGCGTGTCTTCTCTTCTTCAGCCTTATCAGCGTCGTATGCGGCCCAATAGGCTTTTGCCTGCCAGGAACTGGCATCACGGGGGAAGGGGACTTTTGCGGCGCCTGTGCGGGCGTGGAGGCGGCCCAGCTTTTCATAGTCGGCCTTACAGCGCTTCGCAAGGGGGCTGACGTTTCCTTTTGCCATGGTGGTCTCCTTACCAGAGGCTTTGCTTACGGATGCCATCGGGCTTGAATCCCGAGGCGGCTTTGGTTTCGCTGACCATCTTGAAGAAGGTCACATTGCACACGGCGCGGTGGTAGTAGTGCTCGCTGACCTCCGCATAGGTCTTGCCGCACACCGCCAGCCATCGATCAACGATGCTGCGCATGGCTGGGCTCAGCTGAGTGGTGCCCTTCTGATTGGACACAGCCACGGTCATCGGAGTTTCGTTGAAGACGAACTCACCGCCACGCATTGCAGGCAAGAGGATGCCACCATTGGCCGTGGCCTGGATCCAGCTCGTGCTGTCTACGCTATACCAGGGATAGCGAAAGATCAGAGAGACAGACGTCATGCCAAAGCCGTGCGTCTTGATCTGCGGCTTTCCGTCGGCATCGGTGATGCGCTTGAAGAGGCGATCCAGCCAATACTTGCGCATCGCTCCAGGAACGCCCACGAGGCCTCCAATGCCGACATAGTCGCAGCCGTAGTCCAGCATGCGCTGGAAGAAGGCGTAGTCCTCTCCGTAGTGATAGACGGGAAGGGGATCGAGGCCCTCAGCCTTCATGTAGAGGTAGTTCTTCCACGTCTCCTCTGCGGCTTGTTGGCGCTCGCGCTCCGTGGCCGCTTTCCCTGGTGATCCAGGGATCACGTCAAGGCAGGCGTAGACCTCGATGTGCTCGATGTTGGCCTTGATGAATGCGATGTACTCGTCGATGTCAATGGCCGTGCCTCGACTCCATGCCGAGTAGGCCCCGGAGTCGAGGAAGAAAGAAAACTCGGAGGGATCAATCATGCTCGTGCCCAGAGAGAGAGAGAGAGGTAATGGAAAGAGAGAAGCGTGCGCGGATGGTCGCCCTCCAGGCGAGCCTTGAAGGCCCAAGTGCTGTTATCTCCCCCGGCCATCCACGTGTTCATTTCAGCCCTTCACAAAGGCCATGAACTCGGCGCGGGCCTCGGCCTTGTCCTTGATGGCACCGCGGAGCGCGGAGGTGATCGTGGAGGAGCCTTGCTTCTTGATGCCGCGCGAGCACATGCAAAAGTGGCGGGCTTCAACGACGACGCCCACGCCCACGGGGTTCAGGTGCTCCACCAGCGCATTGGCAATGTCGTTAGTTAGGCGCTCTTGCACCTGCAGGCGATGGGCGAAGATGTCGGCAAGGCGAGCGAGCTTCGAGAGGCCCACGATTTTGCCGTTGGGGATGTAGGCGATGTGCGCCACGCCGAAGAAGGGCGCCATGTGATGCTCGCAGTGGCTGTAGATCTCGATGTCCTTGACCACCACCATCTCATCCACGCCCTCAGCGCCATCCTCGAACGTCTTGAGGATCTCACCGGGATCCTGGCTGTAGCCGCTCGTCCACTCGGCCCAGGCTTTGGCAACGCGCATCGGCGTCTCACGCAAGCCTGGGCGCGTGGGATCCTCGCCAATGGCCCGCAAGAGGCCTTCCGTGGCGTAGGCGGCGCTGTCGATGGCACCACCCACCATGGGCTGGAAACGCTTGTAGGGGCCCTTGCTTTCAGCCATTGCTCTTCACCCCTTCCTTCGACCAGCTCAGGCTGGTCGCGATGTGAGCGTCGATGGCGCGCATCACGCCGTGGGGCACGCGCTCGTAGTTCTTCGTGGTGGGGCGTGGCATGGCTCCCTCCATCACGGCACGCAAGATAAGGGGGTCCGGGTAGCCAGCCTCTTCAAAGCCATGGGCACGCAGCACCGTGGCGTGATCCTTGCCCAGGGGCGGATACTGGCCGTCGTAGGCCGTGTGGCTGAAGGCAAGCCAGGCGAATTGCTCGGCACCACCGATGTTCAACAGATGCTTGATGCTTTGCGCCTTGCTCAGGAACATGAGCGGCGTGATGATGTCGATGTAGCCATCGTCACCGCCGCTGAAGCCCAAGGCCTCGTTGATGGCCGCCTGCTGGGCGCTAATGAAGTCATAGCGGCAGTCCGGGTAGTTGGCGTTGTCGGCCTCGCACACGCCGGTCATGATCGCCTTGGCCCCCATCACCACGGCGCGATTCGCGGCGAGGGTTAGAAAGAGGGCGTTGCGCATCGGCACGAAGGTCTTCTCCACGCGGTCGCCGATGATGGCGGCCATGCTGTCGTGGTCCGCGTATTGCTCGAGTTCTTGGCTGCTATCCGTGAGCGGGCTCGTGCCTTTGAGGATGGCGCCGACTTCGAGGAACTCATGGCTGTCGACGCCGGCAAGCCGTCCGATCTGGTAGGCGGCGTCGATTTCGCGGCGGTGGCGCTGGCCGTAGTCGAAGGTGAGGGCATGGACTTCGTCGACCTGCCCGGTGGCCTTCATCTGCATGGCGATGGCAAGGCAGGTGGTCGAGTCTTGGCCGCCACTGAGGACGACGAGGATTTTGGTGCTCATTCTGGAAACTCCTTGATGGGGAAATGAAAAAGGGCCCAGGCATATATACCGGGGCCCTTCGAGTCAACGGCCGAAGCCGCGGCTTACTTCAGGCGCTTCGCTGCCTTCAGGATGGCGATGAACTTCATCGATTCCTTGTAGTTCAGGTTCAGCGTATTCTCCTTGAAGTCGATGCCTTCCTTCTTGAGCTGCTTGCCGATGGCTTCTTCGGTGATGTCGAGGTCTTCGGCGATCAGCTCGCGGATACGCTGACCGATGCTCACGCCTTCCTTGTTGCTGGAGCGGGTGCGCGCGCCTTCTTCCTTGGGTTCTTCCTTTTCCTTGGTCGAGGTGCGGCCACGGCGCGGGGCTTCGTCGCCGTCTTCTTCCTTCTTCACGGTCTTGGTGACGCCATCGGGCAGCAGGCTTTCCAGGCGCTCCTTCTCGAAGTCCCAGACGTCGTCACCGTCGTCGATGCTCACCATGTCGTCGCTGATCTTCTCGACCACGCCCTTGATGGTCTTGCCGCGCTTGGTGACGGCCACGACCTTGTCGCCCTTCTTGATCTCGGGCACGGCCGGTTCGTCTTCTTCTTCGGCCTTGCGGCGCGAACGACGCGGCTGGTCTTCTTCGACGTCGCCGTTCTTCTTGGTGATCGACTGCAGCGTGGCGCGCGTGTATTCGTATTCTTCGCCGTCGCCGTTGTCCTTGATGACAAGCATCTTGGCGTCCTGCTCGACGATCGTGCCCACGCGTTCCTTGCCCTTGGCGTTCACCACGGTGACTTCGTCGCCCACCTTGAGCATCAGCTCTTCGCTGCCCTTGTCGTCTTCTTCTTCTTCGGCCTTGCGGCGCGAGCGGCGGGGAGCTTCCTCCTCTTCCTTCTCCTTTTCCAGGTCGGGGAAGTCGACGATGGGCTCCTTCTTGTTCTTCGCCTTGGCGGCGGCGTTGTACCAGTCCTGGGCTTCGACGCTGAGGGCGTCCCACTCGGGATCCTTGAGGCTGGCAATGCCCTTCAGGAGTTCGATGAAGTAAGCCTGCAGGTCTTCACCGGTCTTGAATTTGATGCCTGCGGCCTTGCTGAGTTCGGAATAGATTGCGCTCTTCATTTGCTGTGTGCTCCGTTAGTTAAAGCGGGTTGGGTAGCCAAAATGGCTGTGGAAATATACGGGGGAATTTTGCTGTGTCTCTCTATTTCGTGAAGTGATCCTCCACAAGAGCGAGCACGTCGAGATTCTCGTCCAGGCCCAACAAACGGCAGATGCGGCGGCTACCGTCCGTTTTGCGGCGGCCCTTGGCGCTCCAGCCACGTAGCGCGAGATCCAGGATCTCCTGGGGAGCAGACAGAAAGAGATTGATGACTGCCTGCACTTCCTTGGGCGCCTGACGTATCGCCACGCCGAGGGCGCCTTCGTTGTCCAGCTCGCCCACGGTGTCGACTTCATAGTCTGAGTCCTCGGAGCGCGCAAGTAGGGGCACCATGGCGCGCAGCTTCGTGTCGTCGTTCGCGAGGTCTGTGAGCTTGTTGTGCCATGCCATCTTGAACAGCGCCATGAACTGGGGGGCTTCCACGCCTGGGTACTTGTGTGCCACGCGCAAGAAGGCGCAGCGGGCCTCCTGAAGAGCATCATCCATCGTACACGAGGCCTCGATACGCCAGAAGTTGGTCTTCAGCGAATTGACAACGAATCCCTCAATGGGGCCTTTGAAGATGGGTTCATACGAGTTGGACACGGCTTCTCCTTGGCTGGGGTTGGTCTTCAATGACAACGCGGGGGCGCTTTTTGGGCTGGGGCTCTTCTTCGACGACAAGAGCTTCGCGCTGACGGCGCACAAGCGGCGTGGGCTTGGGGATGTCATCTCCGGCCTGTAGCATTCTCAAGAGCTTCGGAATGTCGACGCTCATGATGTCGCGCACAGCCGGGGCCACCCACTTGTCGACGCCATCGGTGACGCCGACGGCTTCCCATTCACCGGGGATGAGGTAGAGGCGCACGTCGCGATTGCGGCAGTTGTCGTGCGCATAGGCGAGCAAGCGGCATCCCGCGAAGTCGCTGTTCATGTATGTCTTCCAATTAGCCATGGGCTCTCCTAAAGGGCTTGCGCCCATTCTTCTACTTCATCGGCGGACAGCTCGCCCCCATCCTTGCGCTTGAAGGGCACAGGGGCGATCTTTACGTTGGGGAGGAATGCAAGCTCTTGCTGCATCCTGAGGGAATCCATCACAGCCAGCTTGTTGGCATTGTCCATCATCACGACTATCCGCTCGAAGCGGTCGGCAGCCTCCTGCAGGAGAAAGGCCTGAGCATCCTGCAAGGAGTTCGTTGAGAGGCCCATAGAGCGCACACCGAAGCGCCGCCCATAGAAGTCCACCTTCAAGGCATCAAAGGGGCCTTCCTGAAGGATCAAAGCCTTGCCGCCTGCGCTCACGCAGTCGTGGTTGTAGAGTGTGAGCTTGGGCGGCAGCACGCTCTCCTCAATCTCCAGATCGCGGTAGCGGATGTAGGACTTGCCGATGGCGCGCCCCGTCCAGGTCACGAGCTGGGCATCGAGGTAGTAGGGCAAGATGATGCGGTCACGCCAGGCTTCATTCACGCCAGCGCAGATGCCGTAGAGGCGGCCCAGGAGATCGACGTCCCCAGGTCGATTGAAGCCGCGGTCCTCCACGAGGTACTCGTGATGGCGTCTTGTTCGCCCACGTGCCTCGATCACCTGGAACTCCGGGTCCAGATGCAGGCGACGTCGTTGGACCTCCTCCTTGCGGCCTGTGCCCCCCATGCGCCCCATGAAGGCGGCGGCGATGGCGTCGAAGCCTTCGGGGTCTACGTAGTCATCGCCAAGCCCCGCAATCTCCCTGGCCATGCCGTATGGCACGCCAAGGAGCTTCATGATGAGGCGCAGAGGGCTCTTGCCGCTGTGCTGCTTGCGGTTGCGCCAGCAGGAATACCAACCTGTCTCGCGGCTCAGGCCCATGTGCATGGAAGGATCCGCGCTGCCGCAGAAGGGGCAGCGAATGCCTATCTCGCCCCGCTTTATGTTGGGTCCGCTCTCGGCGTAAGGGATGCGCCGCTCACGGAGCAGCTTCTCCCAATCGAAGACGCGCGCCACGATCAGCGCTTGAAGGAGGCGAGGAAAGCCGCGATGGCCTTTTTAATGGCAAGCTGCCCGAGCTGCCGCTGTTCAGCCAGCAGGCGCAAGCGCTCAGCATAGAGGCGCTGAACAAGCCAGCTCTTCCCCTCCGGGCGTGTGAGCAGCGCCGACACGAGGGCGAATTTGCGGCGATAAGGGGTACTCGGCAATTCCTGAAGCTCGGGCTTGCTTTCGCTGAGGCGCCCTGTCGGACTGGGTTTGGACATGTGGATGCTCCTAGAGATGTCGAGATTATATAAAGATTCACCTCTCGTGGGCGGCCGTCAGGAAGAATTTTTTCTGTGGCAGCCGGCCGTTGACGACGCGCTCATGGCAGTCGATCCCCGCCGCTATGTTGTCAAGCAGGCCCTGATCCAGGCTCTTGTCCATGATGAGGTCGATGATGAAGGATCGGCGCTCCTGGCCGGATCGGTGCACGCGCTTCTCGGCCTGCTTGCGCACGCTGGGGCTCGTGGGCGTCTCATAGAAGGCGAGGTGATGGGCGACCTCTTGTAGGCCGTCTGTGCCCGTGCCACCGGCAATGGTGTTCATCACCAGGACCTTGACGCTGGGATCGGTCATGAAGCGCTTCATGAGGGTTGAACGATCTTTGGTGCCCCCGTAGAGCCACTCGACCTTGTTGCCCTCCTTCTTGAGGCGCTCCACGATCATCTTGCCCGTTTCCGTGTAGTCGTGGCAGATGATGATCTTCTTGCGGCCCAGCTCATTGACGATGGACACGAGGCCCTCCAGCTTCGGGTTGTGTGCGAAGCGCAGCACGTGGTCGCCAAGGTTGTCCTTCCACGCCAGGTAGCCGCTGCTGATTTGCCGCATGCGCGTCCACTGGGCATCAAGATCGCTGAGCACGCCACCGGCATTGATGAGGCCCTCGAGTGCTCGCAAGTAATGCTCACGCTGCTCGTCCCCCATGTCGTAGATCTTGCGCAGGGGCACGCGTTTGGGGAGATCGCTGACTTCGTAATCCTCGTAGCGAATGCTGCGGTGCTGCAGCATTCGGTGCAGATCGTGGTCCATCCGCTTGTTGTAGCGGTACAAGGCGCCCTTCCACTTGTCTTGCTTCTCCGTGAAGAAGGCGGCGCGGAAGATGCCGAGATTGGGGCCGAAGGTCTCGCCCTGGTCGACGAGGTAGAACTGGCTCCAGAGATCCTCCACGTCGGCGCCGAAGAGCGTCCCCGTGGCGGCGTAGACATAGTCAGCGCGGCGCGCGAGCTTGCGCATGATGCCGTACTGCAGGTTGTCGTGATTGCTCAGCGTATGGCTCTCGTCGGGCGCCACGAAGTTGTAGAGCTTCTGCACTTGCCGCACAAGGCTCTCATCGCGCTCCAGGCCACCACCCTTTTTCTTCTTGCTCAGAGCCAGGCGCAAGCCCGCATAGTCGATGATGCTCAACTCGCCGATGGGATTGAGCAAGCGGTGGCGCTTCTCTTCGATGTCGGAGACGTCAATGCGATTAGGTTCAAGGTTCGAGTGCTGGTCGGCGGCGCGCACCCAGCTGTCGATATTGATGATGCGCGGCACCGTGACGAGGGCGCGCTCCACCCTCTTCTCCCTGATGAGCTGCGTCAGCACGTCAAGCAGGATCTTAGTCTTGCCAGTGCCCATGTCCAGCAGCAAGAGGAAGCGCGGCTCGATGAGGCAAATGTAGAAGCACACGAGCTGGTGCAGCCAGGGCACCGTCTTGAAGCGAGGCCGCACCTTGAGATAGGAAAGCTCCCGCTCGATCTTCTCCAGCGGGAGCTTCTTCATCCACAGGTAGCTATTGAAGTCGCGCTCCAAGTACTCGGCGACGGCACGGCGGCTAATCAGCATATGAGGCCCACGATCATTCCTCCTCGTCGTCATCGCTGCGCTTGCGGCGCCGGCCGTTGCGCTCACCGCGGTCCTTCATCATCTCCCAGTAGTCGATGCTGAGGCGCACGCTGTCAAGGCAGAATTGACCGATGGCATAGGCCTGCGTAATGAGGGCCGTCATCTTGCCCTCTTCATTGCGCACCTTCTCCACGAAGAGGCGCGCCAGGCCCAGGGCATACTCCGCCGCGGTCTGGCTCAACGTGAGCAGCACGTCCGCCGTGGCAAGCTTGCTGATGTCCTCGGCCACCATGTCGCCGGTCACCGTGGTCGCCTTCTCGCTCTCCCGGTTGCCCTGCGTCACCGTGATCATGGCGGCATTCCTGTCATTGCCGATGCCGCGCAGCTCCTCCACGATGCGGCCCACTTCATCGCGCTTCTGTGCCTTGGCATCCATGGCGAAGAGGTCGGGATAGTCGATGATGACGGCATCGGGCGTGAAGTTCTCGAAGCGCTGCAGACCGTCCAGGTAGGCGTTGAGCATGGGGATCGTCAGGCGCTTCGTGGAGAAGGCCTTGATGACGAGGCGCTTGCGCTTCATGAACTGGCTCTTGGCCTTGCGCATGAGGAAGGCGCGGATGTCCTCGTCCTTCATGCTGGGCCGCTCGATCTTCTCTTCGATGAAGCTCTGGAGATCGCCGTCGCGGTCCTTGCTGAAGCGGGTCACGAGGACGCTGCCTTCACGGCGGCTGATGGAGAAGAGGCTCTGCAGCATCCGTGCTGCGTAGCGGCGCTCGCTCATCTCCAAGGTGACGATCAGCACGCTCCAGCGGCTCTTCAGCGCTTGCTTGGCGCAATGCGTGAGGAACCACGACTTGCCTTTGCCACGCGGGGCCATGAGCATGTAAAGCTCTTTGCGCCTGGGGATGATTCCCCGCTCATCGAGCATCGGAATCCCCATGTCGAAGCCCTCCTCCTCTGGATCGTCGAGGATGGCGCCAAGGTCGTCCACGTTATCCAGGCGCAGGCCCGGCTCAAAAGCCACGGCCTGCGTGTTGAGGCTCTTCTGCATGGCCAGCTCGGCATCGTCGATGCGGCCGTCGTTCACGGCTTCGATGGCTTCAGCCAAGCCGGATTTGATGTTCTGCTGCCGCACGAACTTGTGCAGCTGCTGAACCACGTAGGCGCCGTTGACGCCATCCTTGCTCAAGAAGAGGTTGTCGAGCAGCCGCTTGTAGGTCGAAGCCTTGCGGGCGTCGTCGCCCATGAGGATGGACTCGAGGTGGTCGGGGAGGTGCTCCTTGATGGGCTCCCCGTATTGCTCGATGTAGTCCATGGCATGGCCTGCGACTTCGCGGAAGACCGTGCTCTCAAAGAGCTTGGGGCTCACCGTCGCGCAGACCAGCTTACAGAATTTGTCGTCGAAGCAAAGCACGGACAGGATGTTCTCCTGTAGCGTGCCGCTGAGTCTCTCGTCGTTGTCCATTTTTAGGGAAGCTCTTCAATGAGTTTTGCTTGGCCGCGCAAGAGGCGGGCCTTGCTGGCGTATTCAATGGCTTGCGTGCGATTCTTCACGGCCTGGAACCAACGCTCCTTGGCGCGGGCCTCGAACTCTTGTTGTTGCTGGGCCGCCATCTGCTCGAAGTCCTCGGCGTTCTTGATAAGCACGCTGATGGCTTGCTTGCGGCCTAGTCGGATGCCCTCCGTGTGGGAGTAGCGGGGCGTCTCTGGCATGTGGTCACCTCTGAAGTAGTTACCCCTATCTATACTGTAGAAGCTGCTCAAAGGCGTTTACCATCGCACTGGTCGTGTCGATGTCGTATCGCGCGAGGCTTCTGACGAGTCGCCGCGAGTTGAATTGCTGGGCGTCGTGCTGGGGGAGGCGCTCCCCTCTGGGGAAGCTGGCATGCGGGAGCTTTATAAGCTGGAGGTTGCGGTCGATGATGTGGCCGTGGCTGTCGCGGTACTTGCGCATGAGGGAAGCGTCAGCGAGGGCCTTGAGCGCAGTCTTGATGCCAACGCCCTGGATGCCCTCGATGTCGTTGTGCGTGCCCGTGAGCGCCGTCGCCATCATGTATTGCTGCGGCGTGATACCCAGCTCCTTGGCCAGGCGCTTGCCATTCCAGAGCTTCATCATGCCGTCGTTATAAAGATGGAAGTTCTCCTTGTCGAAGAGCTGGTAGAGGTCGCTGTCGTTGGACTGCGCATAGATGGCGTCAAAGCGATGCTCATAGATGTCGACGGCGTGGGCAATGAGGTCGTCACTCTCGAAACCTTTGACGCTCCACGTGTTGATGCCGCACTCATAGAGCGTGTCGAGGATCATCTCCATGCTGACCTTGTGGTTCTCCTTCAGCACGGGATCCGCGGTCCGCGCCCGAAAGATCTTATAGTCGGGATACTCCTCGCTTCGGACGTAGGGCTTGCTGTCCTCGCAGATGGCGACGTGTGTGGCCCTTGTCTCACGCACAGCAGCGGCGAAGCTCATGAAGAAGCCGTAGAGGCCACCCGTGAAGATGCGGCGGCTTGTGAGCTTGGCGTTGGCCGCGCTCGCCCTGTAGCTCTGGTAGCTCAGGTCAACGCAGAGCAGAACTTTCTTCATGATGCTTCCTTCGGGAGGATCTTCTCAATCTCGACGGCGAGGGCACGCATCGAGCGATTGGCTTTGTTGCCGAAGGGCCGGTAGATGTCGTCCCCTGTGGAGATGGGGCGGTCCGACTTAGCGCAACGCGCTGCCTTCCTGGCCTTGCCATGCACCCAGAGCTGCCGCGTGAAGACTTCTCCGAAGTAGCTGCTCTCGACTTCAAGCAGCTCTTCGGTGACGCGTCTTGCAGAGATGATGCCGCTCATGGCTTGACAATAGGCCGCACAACGCAGCGGCAGTTCCAATGCTGCAGCGCCATGGGGCCGGTGACTAGCTGCTTCTCATGGGCAAGAGGCTGCTCTCGCCAAAGCTCCTCCCCTGTGCCATCGCCCTTGATGGGCAAGAGTCTGTGAGGCGCAAACGCCGGAACTAAGAAATAGCCCCCACCGATCTCATAGGGTTCGCTGCTAGTCACGAAGTGATCAGGATACTGGGCCACAAGGATGGGCCGGCTGGCCTCTTTGAAGGTCCAGGTGCCGCGCACGCCACCCGGCTCCCGCCGAGTCAAGCTGCCCCAGGTTCCGCTGACTTCGTAATCTACGAGCGTGATGAGAACCCCAATGTTGCGCTCATAGCCACGGGCCTCACTGATGACCACACAGACGGCCCCTGGCTCCAGTTTGCCGCCCTTCATCACGGCACCTGAATGAGCTTGTGCATCTGCAGACTCAAGCGGTAGCCGTGCTTCAGGCACAGATCCCGTGCGAGTTCCAGATTCACCTTGTTCAGCTCAGCGTCGTAGTCGTCGCAAGGCGAGAGCCACACGGTGCCGTAGTCATCGCAAGCGCCTCTGTCCCAGGGCCGGTAGAGGCGGCTGGGCTTGCCAAGCGTAGCGACCTGCGTGCCGCGGTTGGGGAGCCCGTCTTCGACATCGACTTCGCCACCACGGATGATGTATTTCCAGTGCGCGCAGGATTCAGAGATGAGGCGGTGCACTTGGGGCGTCTTGGGGCTGCACACAAGCTGAACGTCGCCGGATTCAATGAACTCGGCGAGGCCCGGCTGCCAGAGAGTACCAGCCGTCTCGACCTGGATGAGATCCGTGCCGCCCTTGAGGAGAACGCGGGCAAGCCCCGACCAATCTTGCCGCATGGGCTCGCCGCCCGTGATGACTACGAGTTCGCGCTGCTTCGGCGTGGTGGTATCGAAAATGCGTTCGAGCAGATCCACGACGGTCTCGGGCATGTCGGCTTTGCTCTCGAATTGCGTGTCGCAGAAATGACAGGCGAGATTGCAGCCGGCGAGGCGGATGAAGAGGGCCGGGCGCCCGGCTTGCGGGCCCTCGCCTTGGATCGTGTAGAAGATGTCCTCCACGGCGAGATTGAGGGGGTCGCGGAGGATGCCGCGAATGGGGTTTTTGCCGAACATGTTGCTCCTCGGGGTTGATGGTGGCGCTCAATTATACTGAGCTGTCGAATCTTTATCAGAACCTTATATAATCTCGACGCGTATCAACCATCTGAAAGGACGCAATCATGACCACCCGCAACACCATCACCACCAAAGCCGTGCAGCAGGCCTTCGACGTCAGCCACATGACCATCCATGCCTGGCGCAAGGGCAGCCCGAGCAAAGAACCGCTCCCCGTCGTCGAAACGGACAGCCGGGCCGTGCTCTTCAAGCCCGCTGAAGTGAAGCGCTGGGCAAAGGCGCACAAGATCGACATCGTCGATGCCGCCGCCCTCGTTCCCGGTGCCGAACACGCGACGAAGCCCGGCCCGAAAACGAAGCCTGTGGTGAAGAAGTCGGCGCTGCGCACGAAGCAAGTGAGCAAGCCTTCTCCGCGAAAGCTGGCCAAGATCATTGCCCGCGCCAAGAAGCCGCTGCCACGTCCGGGCGAGGCTGGCTACGTGGCGCCGATCTCCAAGGGTGTCGATGCCGCACGTCGGAATCGTCCGGCCTCTTCTGTGCGCTCGGCTTCGGCCTGACAAGGAGAGCTACGTGAACAAGCGCGTTAGCTTCGCAAGGCCTGCCCGCACTAAAGCTAGTGAGGCTACCGCGGTTGCCACCAAAGGCTCTGGGGTGGGAGGTAGGGGGGTGGCCCCCCTAAAGGGGGTCAACCACCCCCCTCCCACCATCCCGCCTCAGCCCGACACAAAAAATGAAATGAATGAAGAGGAGCGGCTCACGTGG